CTACTTTTTCTACTAAAACTGAAAAGGGTAACTTAAAAGTATTCTTTGGTGATCCTTCGACGCACTCAGGTAATTTTGTATTTCAGACTGATGTTTCAGGTACACTGAGTAAATCTTGGGACTGGCCCGTAAAAGTATTTTTGTCTATCATGGATTTACCGGGTGATAAAACAGTTAAAATCTCTGATCAGGGTGCAACTGAAATCACAGTAGATTCAGGCTTAGCTACTTATACATACATTCTTCCTGCTCACGCAAAATGATTACAAAGATAACAACAGGTTTGGGATTATTAAGTACTGGCGGCTCTTCAGGCCTTTATGTAAGTTTGAATAATCCTAGTGCTGGCATGGTTAGATATAACGGGACAGATATGGAAGTTTACGATGGTTCGTCTTGGTATAAAATATCATCTACAGTTAATATAGATATTGACTATAACACACGAATGATTATGGACTGGGCCAGTAAAAAATGGCAGAAGAAAAAGCAATAGAAAAATTAAAAGACAATCCCACTTTTGCTGATCTTTTAAAACAAAAAGCTGATATTGAAGAAAAGATACAGATAGTAAAAATACTACTAAAGGACAATAATGGATCAGATCCAGCATAATCTTACTAACGCACACAATCCAGAATGGGCACTGTTCTTACCGGCAGTGTCTTCATTCTTTATCGCAGGATTAGGCAAACAACGAGAAGGTGAGCAGTACTTTGATGCTGCTAGAATTCCTCAAGGGTTTAATGGTGACGTAGAACCACTTAACTTCTTGAACTCTACTCAGGGTTTGTACAAGTACAAATGGGGCTTGTATTCTGCAGGTCACGCTAATCTAGACATTACTAAAGATGATCCAAGTGAGTCAATTATCAGAAAGCGTGAAAAGGGTACTTTCATGTTAGGCGACTCAGGTGGATTTCAGATTATGAAGGGGCAATGGCCAGCTGATTGGAAAGATCCTAACTGTCCTAAAGCTATGAAGCAGCGTCAACTAGTACTAAAATGGATGGATACTTATATGGACTATGGTATGTGTCTTGACGTTCCTACTCAAACTCTTAGAAACAAACACTTACTTGACAAGCACGGTATTTCTACAATAGAACAAGCTGTTGCAGCTACTCATATCAACAATGAGTATTTTATCAATAACAGAACAGGCGAATGTAAGTTATTAAACGTACTTCAAGGATTAACTCATACTCAAAGTGATGAATGGTATGCTGAAATGAAAAAGTACTGTGATCCAAAAGTATATCCAACTAATCACTTTAACGGTTGGGCGTTTGGTGGTCAGAATAAAATTGACATTCACTTGATGCTCAAACGTATAGTAAACATGATTTACGATGGATTACTAGAAACAGGTAAACACGATCTTATTCACTGTTTGGGTACTAGTATCTTAGAGTATGCGGTTCTGTTTACTGACATTCAACGTGCAGTTAGAAAGTATCACAATCCAAACTTGCAAATTACATTTGACTGTGCTAGCCCGTTTTTCGCAGCAGCAAAAGGTTTGGTTTACTTTAATAATTCTATTGAACATGATAAGAAATGGTCCTATTCAATGGAAAAAACTGCTGAAAATAAAAACTATGATACAGATAATAGAAAGTTTAGTGACGCAGTTTTAGCTGACGGCATCCATAAAATATTTACTGATTCTCCTGTAACTGATAAAATGCTTATTAAGGACTTGTGTTATAGGGGTCATGGCTTTTTGGGACAGCATGGTAAAGAAACTAAAACAAGTTGGGATACTTTGAGTTATACACTAGTTCAAGCCCATAATGTGTATCAACACATCTATGCTGTTCAAGAAGCTAATCGTAGGTACGAGCAGGGCATTATGCCAAAAATGATTATGAACAAGTTTGAACCCAAACACTTTAATGACATCGTAGATGAAATCTTTAGTAAAAAAACTAGACAAGAAAGTTTAGATACTATTGAACAGTATAACAAGTTTTGGATGCAAATGCAGTCAGGAAGTCAGGGCTTTTCTGGTAAGAAAGCAGTAAACAACATGACTACACTTACGGATAATTTTGAGGGTGATGACCTTCATGATAAAATGGTAATAGATAAGTTAGAAAAGAAAGTATTACCGCAGTGGGGTAATCCTGATTTATTTAGTATTAGTTAACAAGAGAAAAGATATGAATAAAAGTAGAATTCAGTTTGTGCGAGAAAATATTAACCGTCTTACTACTCTGATACAAGCAGCTATGAAAGACGAGAATTACAATAAACAAAAACTTGTTGAAATGCAAAAGCAAAAAAATGAGTACTCTTTGGAACTGTCTAGACTTATAAAAGAAGAATGGGAAGAAACTCATGAACGATTGGATTACGGTGATGATAGATGAGTGCAGTTAATCAAAGAGAAATAGCTATGATAGAACAAAGAAATCAAATCAAAAATAAGGCTACTCGTATGATTTGGGTAACTTTTCAAAAGGAAGGTATTCATTGTTATCCTGATGCTAGCACTGATCCTAATCTAAAAACTAAAGATGAGTATGATGTTAGCTTTTTAGGTTGGCCTCATAGACATATTTTCTACTTTAAGGTAGCTATTCAAGTTTTCCATAATGACCGAGATATTGAATTTATCCAATTCAAACGCTGGTTAGAAAATCAGTATAAGAATAGTGTTTTGGAACTTAATCATAAAAGTTGCGAAATGATTGCTGATGATTTGTACGAAGTAATTGCAACTCGTTATTCTGGGAGAAAAATAGTAATCTCTGTTGCCGAAGATAATGAAAACGGTTGTGAAATAGAATATAATTGCTTAACACGATGAGAATAAGTGTATAAAATTTTCTCAAACAACTTAACTTTAACCTTAATTACTTATTGGAGTAATTTTATTTATGTCACGTTCAACTAACAATATTAAACCTAATCCGCGTACTCAGAAAGTTTTTGATGATTTGGATAAATATAGAAATTTCTGTAGAGAGTATGGGTACCGGTTTGATGAAGCTGACTTGTACAGCAATCGTAGCTATGTCTGGCGTCAATACGGCAAGCTACTAACTGGCAAGGAAGTAAAAGATCAGTGGGCTCAGCAACTTGAAAGACTTTCGGGATCACGATAAAATCTAAAAAGAATGGGCTTTCAAGCCCATTCTTTACTAATAAAGAGGATAGAATGCAAAAACTGTTTTACATGGGGCTTGAAAGTTACGAAGCAAGGTACACACTTCAATTAACTGAATGGAACAAGCGAGTATTTGATCATAGAAGGATGAAAGTAGTTTATGTTCCGGGCGAAACTCTTGATGACTCTAACCAAATTGTAGTAGGTCAAGTTTTAGATGCACACGGACGTAGTTACTTTGCTATGAGTCAAATGATGAACTTGGTTCGTATGATGCAGCAGGGTGAAGTAACAAATGAAGACGTAATTTACTTTGAAGATATGTTTCAGCCCGGTTTTGAAAGCTTGGGATATATTATCACTCAAGTGCCAGAAAATCTAAGACCTCGTATCTTTGTTCGCTGTTTAGCACAAACTATTGATCCAGATGACTTTGTTCATGTTTGGGGTATGCAAAAGTGGATGAGCGAATACGAACAAATGGTCAACACTATTGTTTCTATTTCTAAAGGTGCTGTATTAGCATCAAACGAAGAAATGGTAGCACACATGAAAGTAGCAGGATGGACTGCAAACATTTACAACGTATCTGGTTTAGCATTTAATAAGCAAGAAGTTAGAGAACGTGTAGATCATAACCTAATCTTATTCAATAAACGCAAAATGCGCGTATGCTTTTCTTCACGTTGGGATCAAGAAAAGAATCCAGACTTTTATCTTCAGTTAATCAAAGAATGGTATGCTAAATATCCCAAAGAAATGTTTGGTGAAATAGAATTTTCTATATTTACAGGCTCAACGTTGCGTAGTAACAAACAAGAATTTGTTGATATGGCTAGAGCTATGCAAGAAGAAAAGTTGCTTACGATTTATGAAAACTTGTCTAAAAATGAGTACTATCGTTTACTCACAGACTCTAGAGTTTTAGTTAATACTGCACTACAAGATTGGACTAGTAATACTGTAAGTGAAGCTGACGCACTAGGATGTAATGTCTTATTCCCTGCGTATCGTTCTTTCCCTGAAGTATTTGCTAACGATCATGAAAGAATGTATGTGCCCTGGTCTATAGAAGATATGATCAGCAAACTAGAATCTTTGTTGGATAAACCTCATAAAAACATGGGCAAAATCAGTGATTGGACAGACAAAACTGTTGATAGAATTTGTGACATCATAGAAGGCAAAGGCGAGCAATGGTTACGTATGTCTACAGATTATAGAAAACACACAAAGGAAAACAAGTACTAATATGCGTATTGAAAATGAAGTAAAACTAGATTTCAGTGATGTTCTAATCCGTCCAAAAAGATCAACACTGTCTAGCAGAAAAGAAGTAAGTTTGGAAAGAACTTATCAGTTCAAGCACAGTAACGCAAATTGGACTGGTGTGCCTATCCTAGCTGCAAACATGGATGGTGTTGGTACTTTTGACATAGCAGTTGCGCTTGCTGGATATAATATGATTACTTGCTTAGTTAAAAGTTATTCTTTAGAAGATTTGGAAGATAATTTTTCAAAATTCTTTTCTTACAATACTGCTATCAGTACTGGTACTAGTGATCGTGACTTTACAAAGTTACAAAGTATTCTTTATAAGTATCCTGACATGATACAGTTTATTTGTATTGATATAGCTAACGGATATTCAGAACACTTTGGTGAGTTTGTTGCTAAAGTTAGAAAATTATGTCCAACTAAAACTATTATTGCAGGTAATGTAGTTACCGCAGATATGACACAGGAGTTAATTTTACGTGGAGCAGACATTGTTAAAGTGGGTATTGGTCCTGGTAGTGTTTGCACTACTCGTATTCAAACAGGTGTTGGGTATCCTCAACTATCAGCCATTATTGAATGCGCGGACGCAGCACACGGTTTGGGCGGTCATATCATTGCTGATGGTGGTTGTACTTGTCCTGGTGATATAGCAAAAGCATTCGGCGGTGGCGCAGATTTTGTAATGCTAGGCGGTATGCTTGCTGGTCACACAGAAGGTGGCGGAGAAATAATTGAAGAAGTATACGAAACCAATCAAATAATCTTTGACCCTGAAACCGGTAATCGTTTGGGAAAGCTTGAAGAAAAGAAGCAGTTTGTTCAGTTTTATGGTATGAGTTCCGATACTGCTATGACTAAACATCATGGCGGGGTAGCAGAATATCGTAGTTCAGAAGGTAGGACTGTTAAGGTTCCATACAAAGGTCCAGTAGCTAAAACAGTACAAGATATCTTAGGTGGGGTTCGCAGTACTTGTACTTATGTTGGTGCAACGAGCCTAAAAGACTTGTCAAAGTGTACAACATTTGTTAGAGTGAACAAACAATTTAATTCGGTGTTTCTTGACAAGAGATAAATATCTTTGCTACACAAAGGTAGCAAATACCGAAAGGTCGTTGAGCATTAACGTTAGATGCTTTCAAAAGGAGAATATAAATGTCATTTAATAAAGTAAAATGTGATCCAGAGTTGGGTCAAAAGATACACAAATATCTAGTCAAAATGGGAGTTGAAACTCCTCAAGTTGAAAACAATCTAAGTCGCACAGACAAAATTGAAATCATTGAAGCTAAGTTTACCGATATTATGCAAGCCCTCGGGTTAAATTTATCTGATGACAGTCTTATAGAAACGCCCAAGCGTGTTGCTAAGATGTATGTTAATGAAATCTTTTGGGGTCTAGACTATGATGCATTCCCAAAATGTACTACTGTTGCAAACAAGATGGGCTATGACGAAATGGTCGTTGAACGCAACGTAAACGTACAATCTAATTGTGAACATCACTTTGTAATCATTGATGGTCTTGCTACTGTAGCATACGTGCCCCATGAAAAGGTTCTGGGTCTTTCAAAGATCAATCGGATTGTTGAGTATTTCAGTAAGCGTCCTCAGATCCAAGAAAGACTGACTGAACAAGTATTCCATGCACTTTCCTATATTTTAGAAACTGAACATGTTGCTGTTATGATAGATGCACAGCATTATTGTGTTAAGAGCCGCGGTGTTGAAGACACTGGGTCAAGCACAGTAACTTGTAAATTAGGTGGAGGTTTCAAAACTGATCCAGCAGCAAGAGCAGAGTTTCTAAGCATTGCACGAATGGGAAAACCTCAGAAATGATCTTTAATGTAATTAGACAATTAAAAGAAGAAGGAAAAAAGATAGGCATAGTATTTTCTGCTTTTGACCTTCTTCATGCCGGACACATAGCAATGTTAGCTGAAGCTAAAAATCACTGCGACTACCTGATCGCTGGATTACAAACTGATCCAACTATAGATAGACCTGACACCAAAAACAAACCAGTACAAAGTATCGTTGAACGACAGATACAATTAAGTTCATGTAGGTTTGTAGATGAAGTTGTGGTATACCAAACTGAACAAGACTTGCTTGATTTACTAAAAATACTTCCAGTAGATGTTCGTATATTGGGAGCAGAGTACATGGACAAAGATTTCACTGGTAAAGAATATTGTCTTGCAATTGACATAGAAATCATTTATAATAAAAGAAATCATAGTTTTAGCTCTAGTAGTTTACGTAAACGAGTAACAGAATCGGAGAGAAAGAATGGGTAAGTTTTATAGTACAAAAACATATGGTAATGACAGGGGACTAAGCTGTTGCTTTAGACAGTGGCGTTCTACTCATAGTCATTGTTCGCTACTTCATGGCTATTCAATAGGTGTTAAAATCATCTTTGAATGTGAAAGCTTGGATGAAAGAAACTGGGTCATGGATTTTGGCGGGCTTAAAGAATTTAAACAGTGGCTAGAACACATGTTTGATCATACTTTGTTAGTAGCTGAAGATGATCCCGAACTTGAACAGTTAAAGAATTTGCCCACACATGTAGCTGATTTGCGAATTGTTCCAGCAGTTGGATGTGAACGATTTGCTGAAATGGCTTTTAAGAAAATGACGCAAATTTTAGACGAAAGCCAAAAAGCAGGCACATTATTAAACAAAACAGTATCTGTTAAAAGCGTAGAAGTATTTGAACATGATGCTAACTCAGCAATTTATGAAGGATAATATGAACACAGTAACGTTATCAAACTCAGATGTACAAAAAATGACTATGGATATCATCAGACAAATAACTTTGTCTGGATATAAACCTGACTACGTTGTGGGTATTACGCGAGGTGGTTTACTTCCTGCACTTTTAATCAGTCAGTATTATAATGTGCCAATGGAAACATTGCGAGTTAGTTTAAGAGACCATGCGCAACAAGAGTGTAATGCTTGGATGCCTGAACATGCTTTTGGCTACTTGTCAACTGAAATAAGACAAACTGAAAAGTCACGTTGGGACGTATCACGTAGAAAGAATATCTTGATTGTAGATGATATCAATGATACGGGTGAAACTATCAAATGGATTAAGAAAGACTGGGAATCGTCATGTATGCCAAATGAAAGGTATGCCTGGGATACAGTATGGAATCATAATGTAAAGTTTGCTACATTGATAAACAATGAAGCCAGCGACTTTAAAGATATAGCCTATACTTCTTTGTCTATTAACAAAGCTGAAGAAGATTCTTGGATAGAGTTTTCTTGGGAAAACTGGTGGAAGTAATGTATGTACCCAAAAAGTTAAAATGGGACACACTTGGTTCTTTTAAAAAGTTTTTAGAAACAGAAACTACCGAAAAGGTTGTAATTTACAACGGTTATGAGATAATAACAGAAACTACTAGATACGGTTTGTGTGATAGTCAGTTATCATGCAGACCGGTAGAGAACCCGACCCTGAAAACTAAACGAGATACAAATGTCTAATATAAAGATCAGCGAACTATTTTATTCAGTACAAGGAGAAGGCAGATATACTGGTGTACCAAGTGTATTCTTACGAACATTTGGTTGCAACTTCACTTGTTCAGGATTTGGTATGCCTAAAGGTGAAATCAGTAACGAAAGAAATCTAATTCATCCTAAAAGCTATAAAAACTATAATGACTTGCCATTAGTTACGACTGGTTGTGACAGTTACGCAAGCTGGGATGTAAACTTTAAACACTTATCCCCTAAACTTACTACTGATGCGATTGCTGAAGCAATAGTTAATCTGTTGCCATTTAAAGAATGGCGTGACGAACATTTGGTTATTACTGGTGGTGAACCTTTGTTAGGGTGGCAACGATCTTATCCTGACTTATTAAATCATCCAAAGATGCAATCATTAAAAGAGATTACGTTTGAAACTAATGGCACACAACCATTGTTTAAAGAGTTTAGACATTACTTAAGGAATGAGTGGGCGGCTCAGCATTGGGATAGAGAAATCACATTTTCAGTAAGTCCTAAATTAAGTTGTTCAGGTGAAAAACGTGAAGATGCTATTATTCCCGAAATCGTTGTAGATTATCAAAATGCAGGATACACTTACTTAAAGTTTGTTATAGCAACCGATGAAGATGCTATGGAAGCTATAGAAGTAACTGAATTGTATAGAAAAGAAGGGTTCAAAGGTCCTGTTTACTTGATGCCAATCGGTGGCGTAGAAAGCGTATATAGGTTAAACAATCAACGGGTAGCTGAACTAGCTATGAAACATGGATTAAGATACAGCGATAGACTTCATATCCCGCTTTTTGGGAATAGGTGGGGAACATAAAAACATATAACAAAAGAATTGGATTTTTAATAAGCGACCAGCATCTTATCCCTCATGGCGGGATAGGCCAGTTTGCTAAAGGTTTTACTGAAATGTGTGCAAGACTACAATGGAAAGTTGATATCATCGTAGATAAAAAACCTACTAACGAGTTTAGTGAACTGTTGCAGTCATTAGGTGCAAACATTGTTTATCCTTCAGACAACCTTAGATACACTGACCATACTAATACATTTGCATTTAGTGATACTATTAACTTTGAAAAGATAGTAAACTTTCGCAAATCTATTATTATCGGGTTTGAAACAAACATTTATGATATGCTAATATGTAACACACAGGAAGCAATGTCTGCTGCTTATGCAATGACTCTAAACAGCTACATACCAATCGTGTTCTATACTCATTTACACAGTATGATCTTTAGAGAAACACAAGGTAGTGATGTTTTTCTATCAAGTTATCACAACTTCTATAACAAGCACATGGAGTTTAGTGATATTATTATAGGAACACAAAGTCAAAAAAATATCAACGAATTAACCAAACATGGTTCTACTAATTGTAAGCTGTTAAAAATGCCAATGAGCGAAAGACAATTACTAGAACCCTATGCAGGAACTAAATCGGGTGTGTTGTTTATCGGCAGATGGGAAGAAGGTAAAAACCCTGAAGCATATATTAAAGTGATGAAAGAGTGTAAGTTACCCTGCAAAGTAATGACTAATTCCAACGGTGCTAAAAAGTTTGAAAAAGCTTTTAAAGAAGCAGGTATAACAGACTATCAAATAAAAGCAGGTATAGTGGGTAGTGAAAAAGTAGACTTTATTAAAAGTTCTAAAATATTTTTCATGCCTAGTTTAAGAGAAAACTATCCGTTTGCCTTTTTAGAATGTTTAGGACACATGCCTTGCGTAGTTCTAGATACTCAAGATTGGTCAGATAACTTTGATAGCAAATTCTATCATAAAACAAGTTTATCACAAGCACATGAATATATCTTGGCGTTAGCTGGTATTAATCAACTTCCTGAAGCTTTGGATTACGTCAGATCGTTAGATGATCAAGTTGCAGAAGGCTGGGAACAGTTGTTAGTTGACTTTAAAGCTAAACAAGCAAAAACTAATACAGCTAAGATAAACACTTACGAAACCGTAAATTACAAAGACTATATAAAAGACCTCAACAGAACACAAATAGCAAGAGAGGACTTTGAAAGCGTATTATCTAATAAACACAAGTTTAGAGTAATATATACAGATCAAGATACATGGTTAACAAAAGATTTAACTTTTGTACCAACAGATGATACACCAAATGCATTATTTGAAGGATTATAATGAAAAAGATTTTAATTACAGGTTGCTCAGGGTATATTGGTTCACATCTTTGCAAACTATTAGAAAACGAATATGAAATACATGGTTTAGATGTTAAAGAACCTCAAGTACCTATCAAAAAGTTTTATCAAGTAGACATTACTAGACTGTTTACTATCCCAGATCAAACTGAACCATATGACGCTGTTATTCACTTAGCAGCATTAGTTAATGTAGGGGAAAGTGAACAAATGCCTATGCTGTACTATTTTACTAACCTAAATGGTACAACAAATGTAATGAATAAAATACCAACTAACAACTTTATATTTGCATCTACTGGAGCAGCGGTTGGGTGTGAATCAGCATATGGTATTAGTAAACGGGCAGCAGAAGATTGTGTAAGAGAAATGTGTACTGTACACAAGCCAATGGATTATACTATTTTTAGATTTTATAATGTGATCGGTAGTCATTATGGTATCAAGCCAACTAATCCTGACGGCTTAATGTATAATTTAATGAAAGCACGAGACACTGATGAGTTTACTATCTTTGGTACTGACTATAGAGAATCATGGGACGGTACAGCGGTTAGAGATTATGTACATGTTATGGAAATATGTACTGCATTAAAGTTAGCTATTGAAACTCCTAGTAACAAAGTAGAAAGCTTAGGGCACGGGATCGGTCACACTGTAAGAGAAATGGTTGATATATTTAAACAAGTAAACAACTGTGACTTTAAAGTTAAAGAAGGTTCTAGGAGGAAAGGGGACTTACCATCAAGTGTATTAGAAAATGTTTCACCGTATATGGTAGAGTTGTATACTGTTGAACAACTGCTTACTTTAGATAAATAGTACAACTGACAGGTAACTTATTATGGATTTTAGAAAACTTTTAGATATTATTAATGAAGCGGCAGAGTCGCTTCCGGGGTCAACTGCTGGCGTAGAGATAATGTCACCAGAAGAATTCGTACAAGCTGAACTAAGTGATGACGAGATTTCGGAAGATGAAGTTGTAGACGAAGCTACGAAACTCTCGGCTCCTTCTAGAGAATTTGGTGATCAAGAATTTCAAGATTATATGAAAAGAATCATAGGAACACCTGACTTAGATAAACAAGGTAATCCTAAAGTAGATAAGAAAGGTATTGAAAAGTATGTATCGGGTAAAGAAAAGACAGATAGATATAAATTACCATACATGCACCGATCTAGCGTAATAGAATATTACGATGCGGCGGGTAACAGATATGACGAAAAGAAAGTTATTGATGTGTTGTCTCAAAGACCAAAAGAACTGTTAAAAGAAAACGAAAAAATGAAACACTCCAGCGGAGAACTAGAACAGTTCTTTAACGTTGGTTTTGCTGCGTTAACTGGTATCGCAGTTGATGAATCAGATAATAAATTGATTATCGTAAATACATGTCCGGGTGCTGGATCATGTAAAGTTGATTGTTTTGCTATGAAAGGCGGAAAGATTCAGTTCAAGAACGCATGGATAAGCGATGGTAGAATATTAACATATTTGTTAAATGATCCAGACGGGTTCTTTAATCAATTGAAAACCGAAATTGAAAAAGAAAAACGTTTAGGAGATAAAAACGGATATCGTGTTACTATTAGATGGCACGATGCTGGGGATTTCTTTAGTCCGCAGTATATGGATTTGGCATTTAAAATGGCTCAATCTATACCTGATGTTAATTTCTATGCTTACACTAAAATCGCTGGAGCAGCATTAGGAAAGAAACCAGACAACTTTATGATAAACTGGAGTGAGGGTGCTAGTAAACAACAAGAAAGACAAGTTAAAGCAACTGATCCTAACTTAGAAAAAACAAAGAACTCTAGAATTGTTCCCGACGAATTATTCAAAGATTTGTTGCTCAAGAAAGACGGAAAGTTGGAAAAGGGACCAAGTGGACAATGGCAACTTCAGCCAGGAACATTAGATACTCTTAAAGACAGACTAGCAATTAAATACGGTTTAAATAAAAATACTATTCTTAGCTATGATGAATGGGAGAAAAAGGGTAAAGATTCTATAAACAATATATGGAATGTTATCATTGCTCCCGGTGAACCCGATCTAACAGCAAACTCTCAGGGCGTACTAAGTACCCTACTCTTAAAGCATTGATATGTAAGGGGTATAATAATATACCCCTTTCTCATCAAATCTATTGACATTTCTAAATAACCGTGTATACTTAACTAGTCTATCATTATACTGGGTATCTACAATGATCAAAAAGATTGGATTTGCGTGTAAATTTGTAGCAATCAACAAGAAAGGTCTTGTTGAAAGTGTTGAAGGTCTTAACACTGGCGGCACTACTCTTACTTACTTGAAAAAAGTGGGCAAGAATGTAGCTGAACGCAAAATGTGGGAAGTAATGGAAACTAACATCAAACACACACATAATCTTGTTATGCGTGTTGCTAAACTTCCACTTGAGCTTAGAATTGTGAGGTTGACGAGCGACATGATGACAGCCTACACTCACGAAGATTGGCAATACTTTTACAAACTGCCTGACGTAGTAAAGCGCATGGAGCAACTATTTGCGCCCATTGGTGAAACTGCTAGAAAGCATAACGTTAGACTTTCATTTCACCCCGGTCAGTTTACAGTGCTAGCTTCGGAAACTCCCTCTATAGTAGAAAACTCTATTAGAGAATTTGAATATCATGTTGATATGGCTCGCATGATGGGCTATGGCAAACAGTTTCAAGACTTTAAGATCAATGTGCATATCTCTGGCAGAAAAGGTCCTCAAGGTATTATTGACGTTTTGCCTCGTTTGTCTCCTGAAGCAAGAAACATGATCACTATTGAAAATGACGAAATGACATGGGGATTGGATGCTTCACTTGAGCTTGCAGATCATGTTGCACTAGTCCTAGATATTCATCATCATTGGGTGAAAACAGGTGAGTATATTGAAGCTACAGATGATCGTATCAAGCGAGTGATTGATTCTTGGCGCGGTGTTAGACCTGTTATTCATTATAGTGTTTCACGCGAAGATTACTTAGTTAATCATTGTAAAAACACACTACCCAATCTTACTACACTATTAGAAACTGGGCACAAAAAACAACACCTTCGCGCTCATTCTGATTACTATTGGAACACAGCGGTTAATGATTGGGCTATAACTCACAATGAGTGGGCCGACATGCTGTGCGAAAGCAAAGCAAAAAACCTTGCTAGCTTTGCATTATACGATACATACATTAAGGAGAAAACTAATGTTTGATAAACTGAAAAATCTATTTAAGAAAGCTGAAGCACAACCAGAGCAGCCAGTAGAAAAACCTGTTAAAGAACCAAAGCCTAGAGCTAAAAAACCTAAACCAGTTGAACCCACACTAAGCGCAAAAGAACAAGCAACCGCAAAAGGTGACCCATATATCAATATTTTGAAAGTTGATGTTGATCCAAATGATATTAATAATGGTTCATTTGATCTTGACTGGAACGATAAGTTTGTGTTAAACTTAATTAAAGCTGGGTACAAAATGAAACCTGACGATACTGATGCAGATATCGTAGATCGTTGGTTTACACAAGTATGCAGAAACGTAGTACTAGAAATGTATGAACAGCAACAAGCAGATCCAGACACTCGCGCTCAACAAATGCGAGTAATTCAAACTAAAGATATCGGTGATGGAAGGACAGAGGTGAGTTAAGATGAAAAATTTACTTTCAGACGAAAATATTGACCTTGCTATCCAATATGCCTTAGGAAATGATAGCGTATTTGAAAATTTAGATCCAGGATATCGCAATTTGTTGTTGGCTATGCTAAGTGATAATAATTCATCAACGCTTAGAGAGGCAATGGTACTGCGTATGCTAAATTATACTTCATATACGGAAAAGCATGGCATGGATGGCTACTGTCCTCTAACAGGCAAGCAAAAAGAGGTTAAGCCTAAGTTTATCGTTGAAGGTCAAAAGATCGGTGCCAATAGTGGCAATTTCAATGATATGACAAATGAATTGCTGGATAAGAAGGACGGGTGTGATGTTATTTGCGCCGGTTTTCATGAAGGGAGATTCCTGTATGTCATTGAAATTCCGTACGAGGTAATTAAGCCCAAACTCAAGACGAGAGTTGATAGCGCCAGGATTGGCAAAAGAGTAGTATGTGAATTCGGTTACAAGAATTATGATCATGATAGCTTGCAGATTAAGTATCTAAACGAAAATCTCATTGCCGAAACAAATAGCATATCTAAGCCGCACTTTGATATGCTTAAAAAGAGATATAATGCTCTTACGTGATATTTTAAACAAACGACATTCTACTAGAAACATGAGTGATGCTGATTTTGAAGCAGCATTACCCATGCTTGCCCTAGAACTTGAGCAGACTAGTTTTTACTTTTCTTATACTGATGAAGATATGAGAAAGGATTGGAAAAAGCTTTGCGATTGGACTACTACAGAAGATAGTATCAATTCTACTAGTCGCCTAGGTATGAAGTTGAGCGAACACTTTTGTCCCAACTTTTACGATATTGAGAGCGCAACTGGCACAAGTTACAAAAGTCTATGGACGGCTAAGAACTTAGAAAAGATTTTACGTTGGAACCGCAAGAGCCATAGTACTCCGTATTTGAGTGAGATAAAACGGGGAATTTACTTTTGCTGTGGTATGACAAAAAACACAATGTATCGTCCTCAAATGATGAAACTGACATGTATTAAATACAAACCTAAATATGTTTTAGACCCTTGTGCAGGTTGGGGAGGTAGAATGTTAGGTACAGTCAGCTATGGTGCTAACTACATTGGGTTTGAACCAAACACTACAACATATAACAATCTAATAAAGATTGTAAACTTTCTCGGAATCCAAGATAAGGTCACGTTAATATGTGATGATGCTAGAAATATGTCACGTTATAACATTCCTAAAGTTGATATGGTGCTTACCAGTCCTCCCTATTTTGATTTAGAAGTGTATGTACACGAAGATACTCAAAGTATTAAAAACATGTCTACGTATCAAGATTGGGCTGACGATTTTTTGAGAGAAGTTATTAGGTTAGGATTAGTTCACCTTAATGAAAATGGAGTTAGCTGCTGGAATGTGGGAAAGGTTAAAAATCGTGATATGAACGTTGATGTTGAAAAGTATCATAAAGAATTTGGATATCAAATTTCGGATATTCTTACAGTAGCAAGTAGTAAAAGACAAAGTAATCAAACACTTAACAAAAACGCAAAAAGTAGCGATAACACTGTAGTATATTCTAGGCTTGATAATTTATAGGTAACATATCACGTGGGTAAATAAGTATACCTGCTGATACAAAAATGTAATGTTAGAATGCATGAATATCAACCAGCATACTAGGACATACGATCCCAAATACGAGTAATTCAAACTAAAAATATCGGCGATGGCCGGGCAGAGGTGAGTTGAAGATTTTATTATGATAGGAGTTACACAAAAATGGGTAGAAGGTTTATCTGAGATTGAACTTTTTATACTCAATACACTACAAAAAAATAAAGAGCATTTGAATTGCAGACTTATAATAAAAGAAACATACTGTGACTGGTTACACCGCCCTGCTATTTATTGTGCGGACCATGATAGGTTTTTATCATGGGTAAAAGACGATTCATATTATCCTCTTCATACGCTGGAACATTACGAAATTCTAGGAATAAATGCGGTTGAATACCCGGAAGATGATACCAAAGAAAGAATACGAAAAGAGCATGGTTACGGTCATTCAAAACTAAAAGGAATTACGGTGAAAAATTATCGTGCCGGGCACAAAACAAGAATATGGCATGGTTACAAAGGTAATCCATACAGAGATCCGTCTATGCCCGAATACTGGGATTTTATAGAAACTTTCTTGTAGTGGTTGTCTTATTCGTGTTGTTTTTGCCCTTTTATCTTGCTATTATATTTAAATATGCTACTATATAAAAACTTACTATAACTTTGGATTAATAAATGAAATACGCACTTGTAGACACTGCTAACACTTTCTTTCGTGCCCGTCACGTAGCATCGCGTAATGCCGATACTTGGCAAAAGATTGGTATGGCACTACATCTTACACTGGCTTCAGTCAATCAAGTTGTAAAGCGACATGGTATTGATCATGTGGTATTTTGTTTAGAAGGCAGGTCTTGGCGTAAAGATTTCTACAAGCCATATAAAGCTAACAGAAAGCTTGATGAGTCTGCAATGACTGAATCCGAAGTAGAAGAAAACAAAATGTTTTGGGATACTTATGAGGCTCTGACAGTATACTTGCGTGAGAAAACAAACTGTTCAGTTATCAGAAATCCCGTAGCTGAAGCAGATGATATCATTGCACGTTTCATTCACTTGCATCCAAATGATCAACACATTATTGTTTCTTCGGATACTGACTTTATTCAACTGATTACTGAAAATGTAAAGCAGTACAATGGTATTACTAATCAGTTGATCACACTTAGTGGTTACTACGATGATCGTGATCGTCCAGTGATTGACAAGAAAACTAAGCAGCATAAAGGACTAGACGATCCACAGTTTATCTTGTTTGAAAAGTGTATGCGCGGTGATGCTACTGATAACGTGTTTTCAGCATATCCCGGTGTTAGAACTAAAGGTAGCAAAAACAAAGTTGGCTTGATAGAAGCATTTGCTGACAGTGACAAGAAGGGTTTTAACTGGAACAACATGATGCTGCAAAAGTGGACAGATCATCTTGGTGTTGAACGTAGAGTACGTGATGATTACGAACGTAACCGTATCTTGATTGATTTAACAGCACAGCCTGAAGATATCAAACAGCAAGTTGATACAACTATTCATGATACAGTAAAGCTTGATCACATACCGCAGGTTGGTGTTCACTTTATGAAATTTGCAGGAAAATATGAGCTTAACAAAATCAGTGAACAAGCTGAAACTTATGCTCGTTGGTTGAATTCACCTTACAAAGGTACTCTTTATGAAAACGCCGCTTGAGAAACAAGTTTATGCTGGATTGATGGAGATTTTGAAAGACAAGTCTTTTTACTACCAGAGTTACTCTTCAGAGTATTGTCATCTTACTGAAGAGGGTAAAGAAGCCATCTTAGAATATGTTACTATCATGGCTCCGCATATGATTAAACGTGAAGAGCATGAACTTAACGAACGGTCTAAACGATTAATGATGGAAGAGTTAAAGTCATGAAGAAAATATTTTACGAAAAAGTAGGTAAACGTTACAAGCCAGTAAAAGAGTATGATTCAGAGTTAATGGATGCTTTCCCTAAAGGAACAACTCTTGTTGTATGTCGACCGGGTACGACTTCATACATGTATGATGTTGATCCCATGTTTGCACCAATGCTGGCAGCAGGTAAGTACGCCGAAGATAGTATGAGTAGTGCTATCGTTAAAGCTATGGAATACAAACCAAAGCAACAGCCTATTACTGAACGACAGCGTGAGCTTTGGCAAGAGCTTAAACAAAGCTTTGCTGATCAAGATTTTGCGATTCACGGTGCTTCAGCGACAGATGCAGCAAAAGCAGGTATCAAAGCATTAGAACAAGAAGTAGAAAAGATGTTTGAAGTTCCTGCAGTAAAATTAGCATATGACCACTTTATAACAGTATGGGCATTAACAAAAGAACAACAAAAGGAGTAGTATGTCAGACTTGATCGCAAAACCTATTATAAAAAATCAGTATTGGGTTGTCACTGACGGTGACAAAAAGGTTGGTAACGTTGTTGCCGACCAAAATGGCTTTGATGTAAAATTAAATGGTACTAATTTGCATTTTGCTAGTACTGACGATATCAAACAAAAAACCAAGATTATTTTTCAATCTATAAAAAATCTAAAATCTAAACAAAATCATCCATATCCTGAGTATCCAACTACTAATAAAGTATATAACTCAGTAATGGATGTTAAGCGAAAGCTGCACTTATTCACTACTTCACCTAAGAGTAAATGTTTTCATGTTGCTGGATGGTTTGTTGTAAATCAAAACGGTGTCATACAAGTACTTTTTTGCCCGAAATACATCTTTATTCAGCGTTATGAGTATCACGGTCCATTTACATCTGAAATCCAAGCAAATCAAGTACTAAATAGTAGATGATACATATAAAAAGATTTATAGATAAAATATCTGCAATGGAATCAAAGCAAAACAAAGATGTAGTAATTTCCATGCAAGAGGCTAGGGGTTTAAGAGATGATATAGCAAAGCTGTTAGCTGACCTACATCTACTAACAAGCGAACAAAAGAAAGACGAAGTAATCCAAGTAGAACTAACAGGTGGGTCGTTTAAGTGAGCAGGTCTCAACCAAAAGTATTAATGGAAATAGTTGACAAACAAACATACAAATGTGATCAAATCGTAGAAGCTGCGGGTATATGGGCTGTTGTGTTAGATGGTCAACCTATCAATTTAAAATCCTCACATTACTTGTCTAACGATACGGTACCTAAATACAAGAAAACTAGTTTTTCTAATCCAGGTCACGCAAGAAACTTATGTAAAAAGCTTAATACGCAGTTTAAAACTAATAAGTTCACTGTAGTCTTTATGAACTCTGGTAGACAAGTTTACCCCGATTCAGATGAGTAACACCAAGTTAGAAATCACTGAAGCTGTATTTAAAGAACTACCTGAGCATAGTAAACATCGTAGTTTTACGGTTGAACAATCAATGTTCAAATGGTGGGTAAGTGGCAGAGGTGGGCAGAGCTTAAGGTTGAAAGATGACGGATACGAAGCATTTACAGAAGCTAATATAGCACATTATAAGTTTCCATTATTTACAAACAAAACCGATTATACTAGTATTTTAAACAATCCTAACAGTTATACCTTATCTTTAAGTAAAAAGATAAAATGTCCTTTTTATATTATCAAATTAAATAAAGATGTAAAAACAGAACCTGAAATCATAATTTATGATGATAAAATAGCAATGTGGATGACCATATACGGTACACTACAAGAATACTTAGACTCAGTGAGGTGAATAGTATGAGCGACAATGAAAACAAAAAAGTAGTAAAAAACAGTGTTTATGGTGAAATGCTTAACAAGATGAAAACAAGCAATAATTCATATCAAAAAGGTAATAAGCCAAAACCGCAAAAAGGACATTCAAGCCAGGGCGTAGTAAAGCGAACTGGTAGGGGTAGATAATTACCCAAAATAGTTGTATATTGGATAGAATAAATAGTACTATAGTATAACACATAGGAGATAGACATGAAAGCGTTTTTGTTTTTAGTACTTGCAATGGTAAGTTTTAATGTATTTGCTGTTGATGCAAAAGTAGTTGCTACTGAACCGGTGTATACCACGAGTACTCAGCATCGTGAAGTATGCGCTCCTGTAACAGAAACTCGCAGATCAATCGGCGGCACTTTGCTAGGTGGCGCAATTGGTGCAGCCCTTGGTAATCAAGTTGGCGGAGGCTCAGGTAGAGATATCGCAACAGCGGTTGGTGCTGTAACTGGTGCAGCTATAGGGCAAAATCAAGCAGGTGACAGAACAGTAACTAGAAATCAATGCGTGAGTGAACCCTTTACTGTACAACAAGTTTCTCAGTACAAAGTAACAGTTGACGTAAATGGTAGCTATCACACCGTGTACAGAAGCTTTAGCCCAGTAGTAGGAAGCTTGATCCCCGTAACTTTATCTGTCAATTAACGTAAGTTATTGTTTTAACTAAGGTTTTATTTCGCAAAAAGGCTTGACTTATTGTCCGTTTATGCTATAATAGCATATATATTAGATTATGAGCGACAAGAAAATGAAACCCAGAAATCATGTTGTATTAGCTATGATACGCTCTAACAAGCAATCAGTAGCGCATGGCAAGACTTTCAAAGCTTTGCGTAGAGAAAGCAAAGTCAAGCTTAAATCACGAGGTGCAGACCATGATGGTAAATGATCGTATTGCAAGAGTTTTGGAAGCTGCTGTTAAAGAAATCAAAGAGCCCAAGTCTGATAAAGAACTTTATCAAGCACTTAGGCTTATTTCCGCTATAGCTAAACAAGAAGCGAAAAAAGTACTGGTTCACATAGACGAATCTAATACACTACTAGGCTAACAAAATGAACATGCCTGATATCACAGTTGAACTTATTTGGGGTGCTAGTTGTCAGGCACTTAGCATTAATAACGGTTACTTAAAACCTGAAGATATTACATATTCAGAAGATCATCAGGGTAAACAAGCTAACCGAGAACTGATTCAATTTTACGCATTCAACACTGACAAAATCAGTGAACAAAGTATTAAAGATGGTACAGAAGTTCGCAATTATCTAAAAGGTATGCTTTTTAAAATGCTATCTGAAGATAAGCTACATGACTATTTTAAAAAGCTGATCAACTTGGCATCCGATGATGAGTTAAAACTTACTGATAAAAATATTGCGTATATTGCCTCAGCACCTCATGCTGTAATCAGAGAACAGTTAAAAGACGAACAGTTTAGACAAGTAAGAGAATGTAACCATAGTTATGTGGGTTTAGAAGGCGACAAAGTACAAGTTAACTTTAAGATTATAAAGTCATATTATTCTGAAGAATGGGAAAGACATTATATAACTGCTATTACTACTGATAATAAAATGATTACATACTCTACTAAGAATAAAAGACTAATTGGTGTTAATAGTGTAGTAACTGCTAATGCTATTGTTAAGGCACTATTTATTGATCAATATACCAAACACGAAACTACTAGATTAAGCAACGTAAGAACGGGGATTAAATGAAAATAAAAATAGGAAAGTACAAGGATTACTTTGGGCCATATCAGTTAGCAGAACTTCTTTGCTTTTGGGCTAAGCCAGTAAAAGACGAATACGGCTTCAAACGTAAGCCAGATTGGGTACACGACTTTGGCGAGTGGCTAGCATATGGTTATGTAGAGTCTGAGCCTGAAGTAGGTGAAAAAAGACCTATGTTTGGTAAAGAAGAACGCAAGCAAACTTGGGTCTCTAAACTAATCTGCGGCGCCTTGAGCCTAATAGCTAAACTACAAGGTGAGCGTGTGATCAAGATTCAAATTGATCCCTGGGATACTTGGAGCGTTGATCATACTTTAAGCATGATTATTTTGCCCATGCTTAAGCAACTAAAAGACACTACGCATGGTGCACCGTTTGTTGACGATGAAGATGTACCTGACGAACTAAAGAGTACATCAGCCCCTGCAAAGGAAAACGATTGGGATACTGACGACAACCATTTTAAGCGTTGGGATTACGCGCTTGATGAAATGATCTGGGCTTTTGAAAAGCTAGTAGACGATGATTGGGAACATGAGTTTTACTCCGGCAACCACGAAACTCTTACAGTAAAACGCGAAGACGGTTTGTATGAAATGATTAAAGGTGAAAACGATACTTTCACTATTGATCATGAAGGTATGAAAAAAGTAAATGATCGTATTCAAAATGGTTTGAGACTGTTCGCTAAGCACTACAGAGGACTTTGGGATTAGGTATGAAAGCAGAAAAGCCAGCAACAGGTATATCCAAAATACAAGAATTTAGTGACTCAGTATGTTATCGTATTGAGTGTGAATGTACTAGTCACAATCATGCGGTAGACACTAGAATAGAAGTAGAAAAACAATGGGACGATATTCCAGATATCAGTGTTAGCTTCTATTTGACTATGTACAACAAGTTCCCGAAAAGTTTTTGGGATCGCGTTAAGCAAGCTGCTAGTATTTTGTTTACTGGTCTTAATAAACAAGAGCATGAAATTTTACTGAAACCACAAGCTGCTAAAAATTGGATTCAAGCAGTAGAAAACTCTATTAATAACTTTGAGAAGAAACATGAAAGAAAAACTGATTAACTTTTTTAAAAAGCCAACTGCCACTGATTTAAAACTTCGAGACCGAAGGGTTAGGTCTCGTAATCGGTTGAGTCAACAAGCGTATGACTATCAAGAATTCGTTAGACGCAATCATGAACAACAAGCAAAAGAAACACATAATGGATAAATTCGACCTAGAACAAAAGATACAAGAATGCTGGCAAGTTGTTGATGACTTAAAAGCAGTTTACCATTGTGAACGGTTGTATAAAGATGAAAACGAAATGCAAAATGCTCTACTAGGTCTTTTCACATTATACCAAATCAAGTTTGAAAATCTTTTTCATGACTATGAAAAATTAGTAGCTGAAGAAAAACTAAAATGAGTTATGTTCGTTGGGGTAGTATCATTAACTGTGAGTTAACTGATAAAGAATATATTGCTCTTATCGGTGACGGTTTAGAAGCTACTGAAAAGTGGTGTAAAGAAAATAAAACTCCAGATGCTGAAATAAGCGATTGGTATATCTTTTGGCACTCAATGGGCGGAGATAAATCTGAAAAAAGAGAAGATCAGTATTTGGCTATGTGGATGGCAGGTGAGGAAAGCATTCCTGTTCTAGACTATAGTACAGTAAAAACCATGCTAGAAACGGATGATTGGTCTCCTTTGGGATACAAAAACATCACACAAAAGCATGTGCTTGTTGATTGTGTGAAACGATGGATTAGAAACATTGAGGTAGATTGCAAGTGAGAATTTATATTGACACAGAGTTTAACGAGTTTAAGGGTGAACTTATTTCTATGGCATTAGTGGCTGAGGATGGATCAGAATTTTATGAAGTCTTAGAATGTACTAATCCAAAATCTTGGGTAGCACAAAATGTTATGCCTATATTGAACAAAGATCCTGTACCTGAGCATATCTTTAGAATGAAGTTATTTGGATTCTTAAACGAATTTACTAGTTTACACTTAATTGCGGATTGGCCTGAAGATATCGCACACTTTTGTGCGGCAATAATTACTGGCCCGGGTATTATGTTGAACATACCTAATTTTACTTGTGAAGTGCGTAGAGATTTAAGTGCCGTGAACAGCAAACTTTTACACAATGCTTTAGAAGACGCCAAAGCATTATGGGAAGCTGATATTGAGAGTAAACTACTATGAGACCTAATACTAAGTTTGGCGATAACCGCCCCAAAACTATTACTGTAACTAACACCAATACCGGTAAAAAGGTTGAAGTAGAAGTTGCAGAAATGACGAACAAAGCTATTACTATATACTTGGCCAACGAGAAAATCGTGCTGATGAATACTGGAAAACACTATATAGGGAACAAGTTTGGAATGGAGCTTACTTACACCCCTTAGTAAGTTGTTGATTTATAAAGAGTTTTTATTTTACCCAAAGGCTTGACATTTGGGTAGAATGTGCTATACTAACTGTATAAATTGATGAAACAGGAGAGTAGCACATGAGCAAGAACACTGTAGAGTTAAGTTTTGATGAACTGCAAGTACTTCGTGCTGTTTTGTACGAATATTACTCAGAAAACGACTATATGTGTGAAGTTGAGATGAAATCACATGAGTCCTTAGAACAAAAGTTGAGTACATTAGAAGATCAGTTTGAGTATGCAGATTGAAGTTTAATCTGCTTTTGCTCAATGTGAGGATAGATAAGTGTTAAAAAAGATCAAATCAGTAATACTTTATACTTTTTTTATAATTTCAATGTTTGTACTGATTGCCCCTATTACTACATATCAGTTAGTAACTAATCTGTTTAAATGAATAGGGGAATGATTGAAATTAGCTTTAATCCTAACGGAGTAAAATATTACTCCGTTATTGATACCATGTTTGATAAATTGGTAATGTACACAAGTTCTACACATTTAGCTAATCATGTGGTTAAATGTGTAAATGTTTGTAAACATGAAACCTCGTATGATTATATGCTACACTTTCATAAAGCTGTTACCAAATCCGATTGACAACGTTTGTTTTCAGTGTATAATTAATAATCTTAAACTCTAAAGAGATTTATAATGTCAGGTTATAGTTTAATCTTAGAAATAGAAAGGCTTAAAGAAAATTGCGATAAACTGGGATTTCGTTTGGGTCACTCTAAACACGAGTACCGCGGCGGCCGTGGTGATGTGGTATCCTTGTTTCCTAAAGATAACGAGGCTCTTCCTGTATATTCACGCGATGCTGAACTATTCGTGGGTGAAATTGAAGACCTTAAAATATGGCTTCGCGGTATTGAGTGGGCTAGAAACTATGACAGCATGGTTATAGGAAAGCTGAACGACAAAAAACGAGAAAGAAAAGAGCAAGACCTTCGCAATGAAAATCTAGTAAGAAAACTTAGGGAGAGTAATTAATGTTTACAGTAGGTTCCAAACAAGGTAATACAGTTTCTATTTTTGTTCAAGCGTATCAAGCAAGTACAAATAGACGTTGGCAAGTAATAGATACGTATTCATCAGATATGGGTTTTGTTGCTAGCGCATTAGAACTCCCTTATAGTGAGGAAAAAGACTGGACCATTGATACCAGTTATAGCAAACATAATCCTGGTAACCTTCAAGGCACTAAGTTTACATATTCTGGTAATTTTACTGCTATAGAAAAAGAAACGATTGAATGGACTTGGGAAAAAGCAAGAGCATCTGATCTCTTAGAATCTACTATGCAGTACGCAGACCAGGGATGGGAAATTAGTGTACCCAAACTTTTAGTTCCGGGGCCGTTTTATATAGAGCAAATTCACTAAGTTAGTACTTGACATTTCTTGTAATTCCTGTATAATAGAATTTCTACTTAGTTAAGGATCTGTTATGTTTTCTAATTTCATTGAAGTAATAAATTCCGATCAAAGTCGTTTGTTCAAAGAAAGTAAAGTTAATGAGTTTGGTAAACAAGAACCTAAGTTCATTCGTTTGCTTAACCGTGCTTACTCTCCTGAGTATGTTTACGGCATCAAGAAAATGGAACAAACTTCTGTAGGTACTAACACACTGGTTAATATTTGGGATCAAGTAGAAACATTGCTTGATCGTCTGACCAGCAGAAGTGTCACAGGTAATGCTGCTCGTGCTGAAGTTGAAGCTATGCTCAATACTTTGACAGCAGAAGAAGCCACTATAGCCATCAACATGATCAAGGGCGATCTGCGTTGCGGTATCAGTGTTGCTACAATCAACAAAATGTTTCCCAACACTATTCCTGAATATCCCTACATGCGTTGCTCTCTAATGAAAGGCAGCAATATTGCTAACTTTGATTGGAAAGCTGGTGTTTATTCGCAAGAAAAAGCAGACGGGATGTTTGCTAACATTTATCTGTATCCCGATCTTATTACCAAGATTACTAGCCGCAATGGCACTCTTTTTGCTAACACCGAATTCAAAGACTTTATTCAGGAGTTTGTCAACGTAGCTGATGAAGGTTACTGCTATCACGGTGAATTGTTGGTACTTGAAGATGGTAAAGTAATGCCCCGTGAGCTGGGTAATGGTGTCTTGAACAGTGTGTTAAAGGGCGGATGTTTTGAAGCTAATCAAAAGCCCTTTTACTATGTATGGGATCGCGTACCAGTAAGTGATGCTATTGCTGATGGCAAAAACAAAACCAGGTACAAAGACCGTTTTGCTGCTATCCAAAACATCAAAGGTAAATTTGTAGATGTTATCCCTACCAAGATCGTCTATTCACTTGATGAAGCATTTAAGCATTATGTTGATATGACTTCACACGGTATTGAAGGTACGGTGATCAAGAATCCAAACGCTATTTGGGAAGACAAAACTTCTAAAGATCAAATCAAACTGAAAATTGAAGCTGAAGTAGACTTGATCGTTCGCGGGTTCAATCCAGGTAACGGCAAGAATGCTCACTTGTTTGGTTCTATTGCTGCTGAAAGTAGTGACGGCAAACTGCGTGTAAACGTTTCTGGTATTTCAGATAAAGATCGTGAGCGTATCAATGGAGAACGTGATGAATGGATTGACAAGAAAATCATTACCGTTCGTGCCAACTCTATCATGGAGTCTAACGATATTGCGGCACTGTTCTTGCCCCGTCTTGTAGAAGAAAGACTGGATAAGACTGAAGCCGATGACTTTGTTAAAATCAAGCAAATCTTTGAAGAAGCCAAACAAGGGGTATAATGAAAATAAATGAAACACCGTGGACTGAAAAGGTCTACGAAACTGAAGATTATGTAGTGTTTAAAGATGGCTTTCCAGTAACAGAAGGTCATCTTCTTTTTGTACCAAAAGTAAATATGGTAGATAACTTAGTCTTATGCTGGCAAGAAGCATATGAATGGGGAGAACGTTGGGTTTTAGAAGATTATTGCGACGGATACAATATAGGACAGAATATAGGAACTGCTGCTGGACAAACAGTTATGTATCCACATGTACATCTAATACCTAGACGGTATGGTGACATGAAAGATCCTCGCGGCGGAGTTCGCCATGTAATACCAGAAAAAGGAAACTATCGTGCTAACGAAAGATAATATAGTTGGTATCAAACACCAATTTGAAGACGGTGACTCTATTGAAGTCATACAAGTAAAAAGTCGTAATGAAGAGTTACATCTAGTCACTTACCATATACAACAAGGTCCAGGCATTCCTAGAAAACTAATAATGGAGCTTAATGAGTTTATTGGTACTTATGGGCATCTTTTTGAAGTAGAAAAAGACTAAATACATTATGTTCATGGCTATAATCACCTTATTAACCGCACTATCAATGGCAACTGTTGCGGCAGTTTTTGCCATATATGGTATCATTGCTATCTTTGCTGGCATGCCTCAATTTGCCTTAGTTATGGGTGCTGTTATTGAACTAGGCAAAGTAGTTGGAATTAGTTGGTTATATAGAAATTGGAATGAACCTACTAAAATCAAGTACGCAATGGCACCATTAGTATTAATTGCTATGTTGCTAACTTCAATGGGTATCTTTGGATTGTTATCTAAAGCACACTTAGAACAAACTAGCCCAGTAGCAAATAATGAAATCCAAATTGAAAGACTTGACCAACAAATTACTAGAGAGCAGTCTAGAATTACTGATGCTGAACAAGTTATTTCACAACTAGATCAAAGTGTTCAAGCATTAATTAATTTTGATCGTATCAGAGGACCAGACGGAGCCATAGCAGTTAGAGAATCACAAGCTGAGCAGCGAGAATTACTACGTCAAACTATTGATACAGCACAAACAGAATTAGACGGGTTAGAAGATCAAAAACTAGAACTATCGCAACAGCTACGAGCCATTGAATTAGAAGTTGGTCCTATAAAATATATAGCAGAATTAATATATAATGACGGGCAGGATAGAACCGAAGAAGCTGTTAGATGGGTTATCATTGCGTTTATATTTGTATTTGATCCAATGGCTATTCTTTTGTTAATGGCTGCTAATTACACATTAGTAAATAGAAAAAAACAAGACTTAGTTTCTGCTCCACTAGTAGAAGAACCCACTCTTATATTAGAAGAACCAGTAAATACTGAGGAAGTATTAAATGTTAAAGAGGATTCCAACAATGTCAGCGATACAACAGATATCCCCGAACCACCCATTACCTCCGATACAAGCACATCCAGCAGCAATGAACAACCAGAATCTGGAACAGAATCAATCTATCTTGAAAGAACAGACGATTTACAAGAGACAGTCGCAGAAACAACTGAACGAGATATTGTACCTTTACAACCAGCAGGGGCAATTGATATCATCACAAGTGTACAAGATCAACCTTCTAGTGTAGATGATGCAGCACAAGTTATCACAGAATCAGCCATAAAAAAAACTTTAATAACTACTAAAGATATAATCACTGAAGGAGTTACTCCACTACATGATGTAGGTGACGGGTACATAGAATATAATAAACAACTTTTTCAAAAAGATGCGTTAAAAGAAATAAAACCTGATTTGTTTACTATTAGACCAGATTCAGTAATGCCACATTCTAGCTTTGGTATTCAATTTCCTAAAATGGCAAAAAAGAAAGATATATTTGTTAGAGTAGACACATTACCTAATAGAGTATTTAGGTTTGATGGTAACAAATGGATTGAAATAAATAAAAGTCTTACAGCAACATATCTTTATGACCAAGAATACATCAAATATCTAGTTGAAAAAATAGACAGCGGAGAGTACGATGCTGAGCTTCTTTCTGATCAGGAAAGGAATCAAATAGAAGAATACTTAAGCACTCATAATTCTTAACATAAATATCATTATCTAAGGGATCATGTGTTCATGTCAGAAAATAAATTGTCTTATTGTTCGTTTTGTAATAATCATAAAGATTTAGTTACCAAATTGATAGTAAGTGATAACGTTGCTATATGTAGCGACTGTATTGAGTTATGTAACCAACTTATAGTAGAAGAAAACAATCCAACTATAATAGAAAGTAAAGCAAAAAAAGCAGATGCTTACAGTATAAAAAAGCATTTAGATAATCATGTTATAGGGCAAGACCGAGCAAAAATCGCAATTAGTGTTGCAATAACAAACCATTATAAAAGAATCAATAACGAACCTCCTGAAGATATTGAAATAGCAAAAAGTAATGTATTAATGATAGGTCCAACTGGCAGCGGTAAAACATTACTTGCTAAATCAGTTGCTAAGTATCTTAATGTGCCTTTCGTGGTTGCTGATGCTACTAGCTTAACTGAAGCAGGTTATGTAGGTGATGACGTAGAAAGTATGATATCAATGTTATTGGCAATAGCTGACGGAGATGTTTCTATTGCTGAAAGAGGAATAGTGTTTATTGATGAAATAGACAAGATAGCTAGAAAAGGAGAAAGCACTAGTATTACTCGTGACGTTTCTGGTGAAGGTGTACAACAAGCATTGCTCAAACTTGTAGAAGGCACGAAATGTCGCGTAAGTGCTTCAGGTAAAAGAAAGAATCCAAACAGTGATACAATAGAAGTAGATACAAAAAATATTTTGTTCATTGCCGGCGGAGCTTTTAGTGGTTTGAGTGATATACTAAGAAGTAGAGTACAAGGGTCATCAATTGGATTTGGTGCTGAAGTAAAATCAAAAGATAATATTATTGACCAAAGTTTGGTTACTCCCGAAGACTTAATTAAGTTTGGAATGATACCAGAATTTATAGGTAGATTTACAACTACTGTAACATTAGAACAATTAGATAAACCTGAGTTGATAAGAATACTAACACAACTCAAGAACAGTTTCATAGAACAGTATAAGTATATTTTTTCATTAGACGGTATAGATTTAAGATTTACTACAGAAGCAATAGATCAACTTGCAGAAAATTGTATCATTCTTAAAACTGGAGCGAGGGGATTACACAGTGAAATAGAAAAAGTGTTATTACCGCATATGTTTCATATATCGCACTATGTAACAAATGGTATTAAGGATTTAGTAATTACACAAGACATGGTCTTAGATCCAAAAGAACTTTATTTTCCCTAAAAGATATATTTTTTTACGCAATCATGTATAATAAATACTAATGTAGATGCTGAATGGTCAGGTCTACATTAAAAAATCTTGCTTAACTTAAGGAGACTACTATGACAAGCAAAACTTTAACCCTTCGTTCCACCGATATTCCCTCAATACACAAATTCGCAATCGGGTTTGATTCAGTCTTTGACGAACTGTTTAGACTAGATTCTAAACAAACTGATAACTACCCTCCATATAACATAACTCAAATCAATGAAGATGAGTTTTCAATTTCATTGGCTGTAGCTGGTTTTGGACCAGAAAACTTAAAAGTTACTAAGGATAAAAACTTTTTAGTGATAGAAGGTAACCCACTGATACCAGTTCATGAAGATGATGTTAGTTATAAAGTTCTACATAAAGGAATTAGTAGCAGATACTTTAAGCGTGAGTTTAAACTAGCTGATCATGTAGAAATTGTAAATGCGAATCTTGAATTGGGAATTCTTGCTATTTACTTAAAACGTGAAATTCCAGAAGAACAAAAGCCCAAGACAATTGCTATTGCTTACAATAAATAGTAATATAAACATACGCAGTCAGTGTTTTGCTGGCTGCTTTTACAAGAGGTAATACGAAATGCCAAATGCAGAAATAAACAGTAAAATCAAACCCAACACTAGTTTAAAAGAACCGCCTTTGTTTAAAATTATTTATATGAATGATAATGTAACATCTATGGAATTTGTTATATCTTCACTTATTGAGTATTTTAATTACAATCCAGATACTGCGTCTACCATAACTCAAAAAATTCATGAGATTGGAAGTGCAGTAGTAGCAGTGCTACCTTATGAAATTGCTGAGCAGCGCGGCATTGAAGTAACTCTTGATGCTAGATCACAGGGATTTCCACTTCAGATCAAAGTAGAAAGCGAACAGTAATTATATCTTAATAGTTACTCGTTTGGCCCAATAATTTCTTGATTTAAAATAAGGGTTGTTAACGTAGTTGACATTATCAATCGTAATGTCAACTACGTTTTCATACGTACCAAACACCCAATTAGACATCTTTTTTTCTGTATCATACTGAGCACATGAGCTTAGCGTAGGCATAGTGTCTATATACTCAGGAAGTTGACCGAAATATAAATCTTTTCTAGGAACAGCACTAGAAGCTATAAATATTTTTTTAACATCTAAATGTACTTGTAGTCTTTCTATGGTTTTATAAAGGTATAGTAAATCATCTTCTCGTTCATGCAACCGTTGAATGTTAGGAATACTATACTCTTCAGTTAAGTTACCCCATCCATTTACACCCACTATTGCAACACCATCTATCATGGCTACATTATGATAAAGTATTGCTACATGATCCAAATGATTACATATTGCTGCCAACTCTTCAGTTCTCATTTCAACATCATCAAAGCCTTCATATTCTAATCTACCAGGAATATAAAAAACTCCCTGGTAGTACTTAGCAAGATGACCTAATGTTTGAATGATAGTTCTAGTATCAGAACTTATGTTACCTGCAACAATGCAATACAAGCTAGTTGCTTTGTTTGTCCACTTGAAATTATCGTTAGGGGACAGACAAAGATCACTAATTACATCAAACCCTATTTCCATAATTTATTTTACTACGGTCATTTTAGGCTTTTTTGGCTTCTTGGGTTTTGGTTTCTTTTCTGGTGCTTTGCCGCCTTCCCAAGCTTCATTTACTTCAGGGGTAGCAGGGTTGTCAGCAACAAGTTTCCCGTTGTTTCTAGCTCTTTTGGGAGTAGCAGCAGGTTCGGGTTTAACTTCTGGTGTAGATTTCTTAATCTTTTTTGCAACCGTTTTGCCTTTTTCTACTGTTTCACTAATTTTAGTCTTAACAGTTTCAACAACTACTTTAGCGTCATCTACATCTACTTTTCCATCTTTGTTAACATCAGCTACTGATGCTAAGCCTGATACAGATTTTTCTAAAGCTACAAAAAAATCTTTTATATCAGTTTTTCCGTCATTGTTTAAATCAGTACTGGGTGCATCTTTGTTGCTTTTCCAAAACAAATATGCAACTGCTCCTATTACTACGATACCAATAATACTTTCTATAATCATAAAGATCATCTCCTAAAACTATATTTAGTTAATTATTGCATACTTTGTATTTTTATATTGATAAATAATTGCATGACTTCTAAACTAATGCTACTAATGTCTGAACCTCTTCCAAGTCTTGTCTTGCAAAAAAAGCTATCATATAGAACTACCAAAAGAGAAGTAAGAGAACTTTATAACATTATCAATGAAGAAATTTTCAACAACGAATTACCGCCTGCTAAGTTAGAAGTAAAAAGTCATTGTAGAGGATACTGGGGTATGTGTATGTCTACTGGATTCAATCCTAAAAAGAAAAGTTCCCAATGTAAAATAAGACTGTCTGATAAATGGTATTGTAAACAATGGCTAATAAACACATTAGCACACGAAATGGCTCATCAGTATCAATGGGATGTGTACAGTAAAACAAGACATTTAGAAGGCAAATACCCCGTAATGAGTCATGGTCCTAGTTTCTATACATTTAGAAAACAACTTGCTAAATACGGACTTGTATTGAAAAGATCAAGCGGCATGAAAAGATGGTTTAGATATCAACGATTAGATAAGTGTTAAGATAAATACATTATGATTAGAAACTTATTAAACACATTAGAATTATTAACCGAATCAACTGGTCTAGCGGGTAGAAAGCCCGGAGACGTTTTCCGCAATTCAGAAAATGACCAAATAGTATTCAATAGTATACAGTTTTTTCCTGAAGGTGGCGGAAAACTAACCAAAGAAGAACTTGAGCAAACAGTAAATCAAGTTACGGATGGTATTGAAGTTCAGTGGACGAACTCACCTTCAGCGAAATCTGGCGGATTTGCTATTGCATCTTTTTCTTCAGATCAAGGTGAATTATATTTTGGTAAATATTTTGAGCAGATAAAACCAAACTTAACTAGTAATTTTTTCCCTAACAAAATAGGAGATTACTCTTTTGCAGGTAAAGCTGCTGCTAAAGCACAAGCAGGTTTATCACCACAAGATTTATTATCTGACAAGATTGATTTAACTTCAGACGATATCATAAATCAACTAGCTACTAGTTTAGGTACAGACAATCCTCTATATACAGTGGCACGAAGAATAGCTAATGGTGAAAAACTACCATTGCATTTTACTGCTCCTAGTGATGTAAGCTTTAGTGCGTTTAGAGATTACTTCTGCGAGATTTTACAACCAATGGCACTACAAACTGGAAACTATACAGGTAACGCAGGTGAAGCTGCCGAAGTGTTCATGGATGGATCATTTGCTGATACTCTTATCACGTTTGATACTAGTAAAACTGCTGGACTTAGTGATAGCATTCTAACCAATCCTCAAGGTAAGATTATAAAAATAAGTACTAAAGGCGGGGCTGGGGCTAAAGCAAGTGTTAAAAACTTGTTAGATAGTGTTGAAGAAATGAAACAAACTCCAGCAGGTAGTAGATTAATAAGAAAGCATCAAGAAACTATTGGTTTATTAGAAGATATTAAAAGAGAAGGACAATCAGGTGCCCCTTTGATGTTAGGAGTAAAATTTGGTATTATCAATGCCAAAGAAGCTAGTCAAATAGAAGACTTAAAAAATATGGCTCCTATAAACTTAAACGATATAGACAGTGTGGACATATCATCACGATTAAAGAAAATGGCGTTGAACAGAGGAACTAAAACTCCTGAAAACACTAGTTTATATTTTCATTTATTAGCAGAAGTAGCACACAAAGCAGCAGATAAAGTTAACGATAATACTGACTTTCCAAAAGCTGCATCTGATATCTTAAACAACGGCGCATTAGTTCAAGTTTATACTAAAGCCAAAGAAGGTAAAGATACTTGGACTCTACAAGAATTCAACACTGTGTATCCAGGAGATTCTATTAAAGGTGTTTATCTTTCTGCTGGTAAAACTTATTACAGTACAGGCATAAAAGGAAACTTTACCTTTAAGATAGACAAAGGAGCGGGAGTTCCAAAAGAAGATAGTGAAGAAACTGCAAGTGCTGCAGGCAAGAAACCCGAAGTAAAACTAGATAAGGCAGCAAAACAAATCGCAACTGGCAGAGCTACTAGACCTGAAAAAGACAAGACAAAAACAGGTGATGTGGGTAGAGCCAAACGCAAGTAATCACCATTTATATTGATTTACTAATCCTCTTAGTGTATTATAGAATCTCACATAATATAACTAAGAGGATTTTTTATGGCATTGATTCCCATTGTAATTGAACAAACTTCACGCGGTGAACGTAGTTACGACATTTATTCACGTTTGTTAAAAGATCGGGTAATACTACTTGAAGGTGAAGTTCATGATCAAATGGCTAACTTGATTGTAGCCCAGCTTTTGTTTCTGGAATCAGAAGATCCGGACAAAGACATCTTTCTTTATATAAATTCTCCCGGCGGCTCTGTTACTGCAGGCATGGCTATTTACGATACAATTCAGTTTATCAAACCAGATGTGAACACTATTGTAATGGGACAATCCTGTTCAATGGGATCACTTTTAGCACAAGCTGGTTCTCCTGGTAAACGTAAAATTCTGCCCAATGCTCGTCATATGGTTCATCAGCCCTCCGGAGGTGCTCGTGGTCAAGCAACTGATATGGAAATTCAAGTAAAAGAAATCTTGGCAATGAAGAAGTCTCTTACTGAAATCTATGTCAAGCATAACAGTAAAAATAAAACGTTTGAAGAATTAGCTAAGGACATGGAGCGAGACTTTTTTATGTCTGCTGCCGAAGCTGTTGAATATGGACTAGCAGACGAAGTAGTTACTAAGAGGTAATGAAAATGAGCATATGGTCTAATGTAATCGCAATCCCGTGGAACCAAGAAGATTCAATCTTTAGTGAGCCAAAACGAGCGAAAAAAGAACTGGGTTCACTATGTAAATATCAAACAGTTCATCCTGATGATCAATTGCCCGTCAATGTTATTAACCCTGATATAGATAAAGGCCCTTGGATTGCAGGTGGAGCTTGTTTACGTTGGTTTCAAAATATTCCAGTTGGTGAACACAGCGACATAGATGTTTTTTGTAAAAATGAAAAACAAGCAGAAAAGCTAATAGACTATATTAAACATATTGGATTGTCGGACTATAGCCATGGTCATTCGCATGTAGTTATAAAAACGGATAACGCATGTACGTTTAATATAAATGCAAATAATAAAAATTGGAAAGTACAAATAATTACTTGTAAGTATTTTGACACTATTAAAGAAGTTATTGATCACTTTGACATTAGTGTATGTCAAGTAGCTACAACTGGTAACGAATGGATTTTAGGTGAAATGACTGTTAAGGATATTAATAGTCATTCACTTAGATTTAATCATATTACTAAACAAGCGCCTAAAAGATTAATCAAGTATTGGACTTATGGATTTAATCCTGTAGAGGGTACAATAGAAGCTATTCAAGAATTTAAAGATTCTTCTTGGGATTTTGCTGGTGCTGATGATTACGACAATACACTTTAGGGGTTAACATGTCAGCAGAAAAAGCTTGGAGTTTGTTAGATAATAGACCAGTTTTAAAATACGTTCCACAATGCGATGATTATATTGTATATTGGAATGGTATAGTAATGCCTCATAAAATGGCTCTTTGTTTTGGCGGTACATTGTTAAACATTTATCCTACTCCAGAGATGAGGCGAGAATTAAATCTTAACTACCGAAAACTTTACTATGCTAATGCGTTTGAAACATTAGGTAAATGGGATCACATACTAGATGGAAGAAAAGAGCATGAACAAAGAGATATGCATGGCTTTCTTTTTAGATACATAGAAAAGCACCTGAATACTCTTAAAGAACAAAAGATTTCAGGTGCAGAAGTTTTGGGATGGTTTGACTATAAACGAGTTACTAGTTAACAGAGATTTCTGTTAATCCATGTTCTCTGTCTAGATACTTGTATTCTAGTTTAACTGGTTCAAACTGTTCTAGTTCTTTAAAGATAATATCGGTATCTAACTGGCCACAAGTGTACACATCCATTTGAATCAAACTAGGACTTCCCTCATCCCAAACATGTATAGCCATATGACTAGTTTCAATTACTACAACCGCAGTTACCCCTCTATTGCCGGGAACGTCAACATATGCGCTGATAGGTCCCATGCAGATTTTCATACCAATTTTACCTGTCAACTCTTTTAACCAGTTAATAACCCATTCAGGGTCACGGGGTGGGTTATTAATTTCTGCTCTAATAATCAAATGTTTGTGTACTAGCATATTGCATAACTCCTTGAAAGATAAAGATTATTTATGAGTTTTCGTAAGTCATTGATTTTATTAGAGTTTTATTTTTACCCAAAGGCTTGACATTTGGGTATAATGTGCTATTATATACACATAGTCAACGAAAAGGAGCACGAATGCATGAAAAAATATCAAGTAAAAGTACATGACAACGGCGACCGTTTTTGGTATGTCAATGGCAAACGTCACCGCGAAGACGGCCCTGCTATCGAAGGGGTTAATGGCTATCGTGCTTGGTGGGTAAACGGCAAACCACACAGAACAGATGGCCCTGCTTTCGAATATACTACCGGGGTCCGCGTTTGGTACTTCAACGGCAAACTTCACCGCGAAAACGGCCCTGCTTGCGAATATGCTAGTAGCCGTTTTTGGGTAGTCGACGGCAAACGTCACCGCACAGACGGGCCTGCTGTGGAATGTACTAACGGAGACCGCGCGTGGTATGTCAACGATAAACGGCACCGCGTAGACGGCCCTGCTCGTGAATGGGCTAATGGCAGTTGTGAGTGGTATATCAACGGCAAAGAGCTGACCGAACAAGAATTCAATAACTACACCAACCGGGTTCAGATAGTTAGTAAAAAGGCTTGACTTCTTACCCAAACCTGCTATAATTACTTCATAGTCAACGAAAAGGAGCGCGAAATGTCTAAAGCAAAAAGCAAGTTTCAGTTCTACTCTGATCCCGGTCATGGTTGGTTGCGCGTTCCTTATAGCGAATTGGAACGTCTTGATATTGCTGACAAAATTACTCATTACAGCTATACCAAGGGCGATAACGTGTTTCTTGAGGAAGACTGTGATATGTCTACCTACATGAAAGCCAAAAATGCTTTGAATGAAAAAGTTGATATTCAAGTTATTCGCTGCAACCGTCAGAGCCGAATTCGCAGCTATAATAGCTATGGCGGTGCTCGTATGGTTACTCGCAAAAATCTTATGTCAGGTAAAGAGTTTCAGGAACGCGCTGATACCCCGCTGTGCTGCTCCCCTGCTTCGGAAACGTATTGGTCAATGTAAGTTGTTGATTTTCAAAGAGTTTTATTTTCAGCCAAAGGCTTGACTCTTTACCCAAATACTGTATACTAATCATATAGTCAACGAAAAGGAGCAACAAATGAAACTCGTAATTCAGACTCAAGTTCGTGAAAACTACGGTGCGCATGATTGGGACGGTAAAGGTGAGTGCCCGCAGCATTGGAAGTGCAAGGGCGGCGACACTTATGTAGTACCCAATCTCACGGTTACGCAAGTTCTCAAGATCAAGGATACGGGTATTCCTACTCTTAAGTCTTTGGTTGAGACTAGCAACGAGAGTTTTCAAGAGTATGTGATTGATTGGTCAATCATGGACGATGATGCTACTGTGTGCGAAGAATGGGAAACCCCGTTTGAACTGTTCTATGAGCAGGGTCGCTGGGTCGCTAGGCGCACTGTTATGAATGACGCATACGGATATATGCGTCAGGAAGTTGCTTTTAAAACCGAGCAGTATGATATGCAGACCGGTGGCGAACGCGCAAACTACGATGTTTCATATACCTTCAGGGACGGGCGTGTTCTGGGATATAATGATACTTGCAAAGCTTTGAAAGAGCTTAACGCGGCTTGACATTCTACCCAGATAGTGTATAATTATCTTATAGTCAACGAAAGGAGCAAGACAGATGACCATCAAAGATAATACACTGGTTGCTTTTGATGGGAAGCGTAGGATTGCAGTGGCTCGTAAAAAACAGCACGGATGGCTGGTTGTGGCCGATGCTGCATGTTGGCTAGAGACAAAAGATAAGAAAAATGTTTTTGGCATTATGAATCACAGCATGATACTTGTTAAAAATAAATCTGAAGCAAAAAAGTTAATTGATTCAGTAAAATCATACACTAGAGGAGCAAGATAATGAGCAATGTTACTGATATCCGTGTAGGTGATCGTGTACGCTGGGAGTGTCATGCAGGTACCATGCGTGGAGAGATTACATCTATTGATCTGGATCTGAACGCCAATCAAGAATTGATTCCCTGGATCACGATTAAAACTTTTGCACATGAATATTATGGTTTAGAGAAACATGTGCGACTCTGCGGTACTCACGGCTACTTGAAAATGATGAAATTTCAGGTAAACTTTCGTGATGTTGAAAAGCAAAAGGTAGCATTTTAATGCCCAAAATCATCAACATATCTTACGCACAAGCTGAGTCAGGTGACTACCCTCATCCTGGTGATAGCTATCTGATTCAGATTACTGATCCAGGTACCCCTGCTCCTGTTACTGCGCATAGCTATGTTGCCAAGCACCATTTTCAGTTTCATGATGCTGAAGACAACGAGGGCGCTGGAGAATTTCCTTTCGTGCCCAAAAAGCTGATCACAGATGCTCAGGCTCTGGAGATCATAGAAATCTTGGAACTTGCTTTGTTCTACAAACGCCATGTGATAGTACATTGCCATGCTGGATTGTGCCGTAGCGGGGCAGTAGCAGAAGTCGGAGTTATGATGGGCTTTGAAGACACTAAGCGTGTTAGAATGCCCAATCTTTTAGTAAAGAATAAACTAAAGAAGGTATTGGGCTGGACTTATGAGTGAGAAAATGGATTGGCGTGATATACTAAAACAAATGATAGAACAGGCTGCTGAAGGTAACTATGATCATCTTGATAAAAGTGAGCCACGAGTGATCGTTATTCCGCAAGGTGCTGAAGACTCTGTGATTGATTTTTTATCTGAATTAGGTAAACTAGAATTTGAAATGCCTGAACTGGATGCTATTGACACTGAAATTGAAAACCTGATTGACGCTGGTAAGTTTGTGGCGTTTGAGGATGAAGAGAGGATTCACTAATGAGTAATCGCGTATTTAAAGTTTGGATCAACAACAGAGGTGATTGGATAGTAGTATCTGATGCTCGTGATGTCAGTGAAGGTAGACCGCATGCCGCTGTGTTTCCTTTTGGTGATCTTTATGATAAAGAAACACAAACGCGCAGGGCACATGATTATGCTACTTATTTAAACAAACTAAACGAAGCTGCTAAAGTAGCTTACGATCAAATACACTTAGTGGATGTGTTAAAACGATGAACGAACGAATTAGAGAACTTGCTGAACAAGCAAATGTCCGGGACAGCAGTAGTGTAGCAAGATTACCAAAAACATGTCCCTATCCAGCTAATAGAGTAAATCTTTGGAATTGGTATGATTTTACAACATTTGGGGAAGCTCTTACGTCATTTAAATGGTACTGTACAAGGGATGATGAACAGACATTCAGAAAAAACTCCTTAAAGAATGCTTTAGTGCCGAGTAATAAAACATATGGCGAAAATGACATAGTATATTCCTATACCTCTAGAGGGCATCGCGCAGGTTGCGCCCCTTCAGAATTTGAAGATGCCCGAAAATATAAAACTTTGATGGTAAGTGGATGCTCATTAACTGAAGGGATTGGCTTGCCGGAAGACCACATTTGGCATAGTTTTTTGACTGACATGATTTGCACACAAATTAGTGCACCTATAGCAAAATTAAATTTAGGGAAGGGAGGTAGAAGCTTAGATGCAGCTATACGATATGTGTATACTGCAATTGAGCATGATAATGCTAGTCCTGATATGGTTTATTTTTTATTTCCACCTGTTACTAGAAAAGAATTAATAATAACTGACGATAAAAATATACCGTATATTTGGCATTATTTAGGTTATTTGCGTCCCGGCGCATCGCACATCGCGACAGCAGCTCACGAAGCGATGACAAAAAATATTAACTACAGACAATTATACCATGACTGTTTTCGTAGTCTACTGTTCATCAAATATTTTTTACAATCTAAAAATATACCGTGGTTCTTTAGTTTTTGGGGTAATGACCTTAGTGCTTATAATATAGCCGCTCACACCGAAGATACAAATATAGATTGTTCTATACCTGAAGAATTACAGAATCACTACATTGATGCTCATCTACGAGACAAAACGCTATATGAAAATTTGTTTGTTCAAACGATAGCAAGAGACTACGTTCATCCGGGCCCCAATGAACATTATGATTTGGCTAAGCAGATGTACCAACAATTACAATCTAATACAACTTTTATTGAAATAATTAACAAATGGAAAAAAGATGAAAACAAATAAAAAACATTGGTATTATGCGAGGATAGTTTTAATTATGGAATTGGATGTGATAAAGCGATGAACGAACGAATTTTAGAAATTGCTAAACAAGCAAATGTGTTGGCGGATTTTGGCGATGACATCACTGTGGGTAGATACTCAATTGGTGGAAGTTACGAACAGATGGAACAGTTCGCCGAGTTGATTGTGAAAGAATGTGTAAATGTTGTGGACGGTGGAAGTTTTCTACATGACCAAGCACCTACTGCTATATTTGCCAAAGAATGTAGTGCTGCGATTAAAAGACATTTTGATATTAAATGATCCTAAAGCGTAGGCATGTTGCCAAAGCTATAAGTTGGCGAATAATAGGTTCAATTGACAGTTTACTAATTGCATGGTTAGTAACTGGTAGTTTTGAATTAGGTGCGATACTGGGAGGAGCAAAGTTAGTAACTGCTACAGTATGGTACTACATGCACGAAAGAATATGGTATAAATACATTAAATTTGGTATAACAAATAAACAAAGTGAGGATATATGAACAACTATTTTCCTGATATGGAAAACCCTTGGGTACGCAGACCTCTTATTATTTTGATGGCATTGTGTGCTGCTCCCTTTCTGTTACTACTGATTGTTGCTGAGGTGCTTTGGGAAACAGCAAAGGCCATGGTTGGGATTATAAGAAATCAGATTAAAGAAACAGCACCCACTTTTAAAAATATCGTTGATCAGATCAAGGAAACTTGGTAACCAACTAAGTCATTGATTTTATTAGGATTGCTAAACATAACCTGAAACTGTAAGTGATTGATTTCATTACAGTTTCAGGTTTTTCTTTTTTACAGCAGCATCAACACTCACATAAGTATCCTAGATGTTGAGCAGGTAACGTAAGCTATTGATTCTTTGTTAAAAATCTCTTTATAAATCAACAACTTAGCTTAGTGGTTTCTTTAAAATAATAGAAAATATCTTAGCCAAAGGCTTGACTCTTTGCCCAAATGTGCTATAATAACTACATATAGCAAACAACACGAAGAAATCAGACATGAAAAGTTACGCATCAGCAATTAACCGTATCATCAAAAATGTTACCGGTCTGACAGTTGCCAAAACTCGCAGAGACAACTTTAACTACGGTGATTATCGCGGGTATAAATATCGCGTTTATGATAATCGGTCAACCAGGACTGGTCCCTGGACCCCGGACATCAGCAAAGCTGAGGCGAATACTATAGCCGCTCAGATTCGGAATCTGGGACCTGGACTGAAAGTAACTGTGTATGAAGGTGATGTTACTGTAACTCAGACTGTATAAAAGCACTGATTTCCTTAGGAAAATTATTTCACCCAAAGGCTTGACTTCTTACCCAAATATGCTATAATAGCTATACAAATTGAGAAAAGGAGCAGTAAAATGATTTCAGAAAAAGCGTATATCACTAATCGTTTTCAGCGTGACTTGGTAAGCGTACAAGCCGAGATTGCTGAATTTACTGCTAAAATGGCAGTTGATGCTGCTTATACTCTTACTTGGGGTATTTCAGTTTTTCAAGCTGCCGCCAAAGAACGTGTGTTAAAACAAGTACTTGAAAGCATTGAACAAGGTGACGATATAGTTTCTATCGTTACTGATCGCGTTATTCATAAAGCCAAGTACCCAGCACAAAGTACTTTACCAACTTCAAATCTTATTGAACAGTATGAATTGGCTGCACTGGCTGAAGTATTGAGCGCAATTAAAGACGTTCAGGAGTTCAATAAGGCTTGACATTTGGGTAATTTCTGCTATAATAGCTATACAAATTGAGAAAAGGAGCGAGTCTAGATGTCATACAAAGTTTACCAGCTTAAGATTGCAAGACAAGTGTACGATTACGTTAATGAAGTCGGACACGCTGAAGCTGCTGTTAAATACCCCGAATATAAAGTTTCAATGGACATCCGCTTTCAAGGTTCTGCTAAGTGGGAACCATCAATGTTCGCCTACTTTACCCCCGTGTGTGAAATTGCCGCTAGTGACTTAGATGAAGTATTTCATGTCGGTAATGTCGGTCCTGAAGCAAAAATAGTTCGCCTTGACCGTATGCATTCTGTCAGTGTCGGCGATATCATCCAAGATCCAACCGGTGAGTTTCACATGGTTGACGATTTCGGTTTCAACAAAATTCAAGTACTGATCTAAAAGGCTTGACTAAAATAAAGAGGATCAAATTATGATTACAGTCAAATTTTATGTAAAGAAAGAAACCTACGAGTTCACCGCTGAGTCCATTGGTAAGGCGATGGAAATGTGTAACCGTCAGGTTATTGACAAGTTGGATTTGCATCCCATGGTATGGGCTGATGCTGGTAAGAATGAATTTGTATGTCAGCCCGGCAACTTTTTTGATTAAGGCTTGACTTCTTGCCCAAATCTGCTATAATAGCTTTATAGTCAACGAACAGGAGCAAACAGCATGACAGACTACTCAAAACGCACTCCATTCACACGACACGGTGGTGCTTATGATCGTGGTGCAGCAGATGCTTTTTACGGTCGCCCTTATACGCCCCATTACTTTACTGGTGCTACTTACTCTTCAACTAAGATTGAAGAAGTAGACATGAGTGCTGAAGAAGTGGCTGCATACAAGCAGGGCTATGCTGACAATGCTGATAACCGAAAGGAGTGGAACTAACATGAACTGGAACTTGGAAGGTCTTCGCGTTAAGGGTCGTTACATGGATTCGGTAAATGTAAGCGGTGTGGTCAAACTCAGCCGTGTAGCATTTGGCGGTGAAGTTCAGCATCATGTTACAGTTGACAAAGGGTTTTCCCTGTTTAAGGGCGCAGTAAAGCGCGATGCAGGCGAAACTGTAATCCTGGAACACAAGTTTATTACTCAAGTTTTTAGCAGCCTTAACGAGTTTATCTAATATGATAGCAGTTAAAGAAGTTACTCTTTGGGATATGGAAAGCCAGCCCAATCACATCTATCTGTTAGATGGTGACAAGATCATGGCTTACATACCCATGGGTAAAACTGAGCCTACTTATCTTAACCGCCCTATGAGAATAGACCAGCGTGGCCGCAAGTTTCAAGAACTAAAGATCAGCCCTTTCAAAGCACAAGTAAAGTCAACACTGATTGAAATCAAAGGTAGCAAGGGCAACAGTTATTGGGTGGACCCAGACAAAAGTACCTGCTCTTGTCCAGCGTTTAAGTTTGGCAAAGGTACTTGCAAACATATCAAAGAGGTGTTATAATACTTGTTATGACCATGCATCTTATTAAGGGCGTATGTACTTTAAGTACACGCAAGCCCAAGCAAAAAATCACAAAGGCTAAACAGGCTCAGCTAGTGCAAGACTTCAAAGAGTATAATAAATTCTTGAAGTCCAAGCACATGGCTAAAATTACTTTTGAAGAATATGTTGACCAAGTATTTGGTAGGGTAACTAAAGAGAAAAAGAAAACAGAAACCTTTGTGAGTAATATCCCGACAACTTACCGTGCTAATACATACGCTAGTATAACGGGTACTGGTTTGGCTGTCTGTTCAAAGCAACAACCGCAAACATATTCAGGTGAACAAAAACTCTTGGGTATTGCTACCCTCCACAAGTCTAACATGGTTCCTGTGTTTGCTAAACAAGATGCAGTAGATATTGCTAATATGCGTAGAAACTAATATGAAAATAGCACTAGCCAGTGACATACATTTGGAGTTTGGTGACTTAGAGTTTACCAACGAAGGTGCTGATGTATTAATTTTAGCAGGTGACATTATGATCGCCCAGTACCTCTATGACCATAGCGCCGACTCTATTCAACGCTCTATTGATCTTGGCAACAAGTTGGGTGATAGACAAAAAGAAGCTATCAAGTACAGAGGTTTTCTAGAACGAGCAAGTAGCCAATTCAAGCATGTAATCATGATTGCAGGTAATCATGAGTTTTATCATGGTCGGTGGTATCAAGCACTTGAGACTATGAAACTGGAATGTAATCAGTTTGCAAATATCTATTTCTTGGAAGATCAAGTTAAAGAAATAGACGATGTTATGTTCGTTGGTGCTACGCTTTGGACTGACATGAACAACAATGATTGGCATACAAAGTACCAAGTCAAGCAGGGTATGAGTGATTTTAGAATCATTAAAAATGATAAGAATGGATACCATAGCTTACATCCAGATGATGTTATCGTTCGTCATAATAAAAGCTTGGAGTTTATAAAAAATACAGTTGCTAATACTAGCAAAAAAATAGTAGTAGTAACTCATCACGCTCCTAGTGATCTTTCGGTAGCTGAATGTTATAAAGACCAACATTTAATGAACGGCGCATATAGGACCAACTTGGAAGAGGTTATCATGGATAGCAACATTACCCAGTGGTATCATGGTCACACACATCATGCATTTGATTACATGTTGGGTAATACTCGCGTAGTGTGTAATCCTAGAGGTTATCACGGTCACGAGCCAATTGCTGAAAACTACAAGTTTAAGTATTTGGACATCTAAAATAAACAAAATTAACCTTTTCTATTGCTTTCATATACTTACTATTGTATTATATGTATACGCTGTAGGTTTATACGAAATGCAGCGAATAAAATAGGAAATCAAAAATGATGACAGAAACTAAAACTCAGCGTCTAGTAGAGGCGCTTAAAAACGGTGAAGAACTTACTGCTAAGCAAATTGCAGCACGATTTAACATCGCAAACCCAACCGCTACTGTAAGCGATCTTCGCCTTCGTCACGGCTACGCAGTATATGCTAACCGTAAGACTGACACAAAAGGTCGTGTAAGCACTAAGTATCGCATTGGCAATCCTAGTCGCGCAGTGGTAGCTGCTGGTTACCGCGCATTGGCTGAAATGAACGAAACTGTTTAATAGCAGATACTAAAGGTTCTTGAGCGGGTCCTTTCTAAAACCCGCTTTCTTTTTTAAGGCTACTATGAACATCTTTCATAAATTGATGACCAAACTAGGTAGATACCGTCTTATTCTTGATCGTCAATCGCATGAACAATACATGCACCGATATTATCTTTTGTTCAAAGATCGGGTATCGTTTCCATTTAATTTACTTTTGCATAAGATTGTAAGAAGTGACGACCCGGTTTATCATGACCACCCATGGGACTACACTACAATCGTTTTAAGAGGCGGTTATTGGGAACACACTCCCCAATTCTGTCAAGGTAAAGTAATAGCAGATCAAGTAGTTTGGCGTGGTTTTGGTAGTATTATTAGTCGCGGCGCACATGAATTTCATTGGCTTGAATTAGATAACAATCAACCAGCTGTAACTCTTTTTATCCCTAAAAGAAGAAAAAGAGATTGGGGCTTTTTAGTAAACGACAATTGGATTATTCACACTGAGTATCTAGTAGACTAATTATGGAACTGTTAATACCATTTATAATAATCTTTTCAGTAGTGTTATGCTTACTTAATATTTTTGCTAACTACCAGTTAAAGAAACTAGATAAACTAATTGAGAAAAAAGTACGCGATAGCATACCAACTATGTTTACTGAAATTGACGGTAATACTGTTTACTTGTATGACAAGAAAACAAACAATTTTCAATGTCAAGCCGCAACAATAGAAGAGCTTGCTGAAAAATTGCTAGAAGTAAGAAAAATAGAACTAGCAAAAGTAACTCACAATAACAAAGAAATTTGGTTTGTTACTGGTGATGTTTTAGATGAAATTGAATTTGAAATTAATCCTAAGGAGTAATGAATATGCCCTTGTTAGAAATTTATAAGTCTTTTGGTGATTTAGCAATAATAACAAGCGGATCACTTGCTGTGATTTATGTTGTGTTGTCATTAATTTACTTTGTATATAGGTATGCTAAGGGTGATGACATTCCTAAATTTACTAGCATTCCTACCTTAACTATAACAAACCTATCAGATATAAGATTTTATATAAATCCCTTTTACTTCAAACATCCTGTTAATTGTCTGATGACAGCAATGAGTATTTTTCTCATACCGTTTATAGTAGCAGTTGGTTGGCCAGTAGTAATACCATTAGCAGTAATTTGTTACTTTATACAAAGAACAAGAAAAGTTAACCTTGACAAGAAAAAAATGTGGGAAGAGTTAAAGTCTTAAATAATACTATGAAACCAAAGTTTGTAAAGTATTATATGGAAATAGCTGAACTTACTGCTAAGCTTAGCTATGCTGTTCGTTTGAATGTTGGTGCAGTTATCGTTAAGGGTAATCAGATACTAGCATCGGGTTTTAACGGTATGCCTTCTGGTTGGGAAAATGTATGTGAGGAAAAACAATGGTTAGAATCTGATGCTGGTATGTGGTTGGACGCAGAAGATATTGAAGAAGAATGGCCATTCAAGGAATACAGACCTGATGCGGGCAGAGAAATGAGATATAAGCTTAAATCCAAACCAGAGACAATGCATGCCGAAAGAAACGCCCTTGACAAGGTTGCAGCAAGCAACGAAAGCACACTGGGTGCTACACTGTTCGTTACCCACTCGCCTTGCTTAGAGTGTGCTAAAAGCATTTACAATACCGGTATCAGTGATGTATACTACAAGCACGATTATCGTTCAAATGACGGTATTGAATTCTTAAAGAAAACTGGAGTTAAGGTCCATAAGTACGCTGAACCTGACTTATAAATCTAAACTATCTATTCCTTTTGGAAAACTTCAATCAGTCTTAGACTGGTGTTACCGCAATTGCAAAGAAAAATGGTCCTATCATGATGATACAAGTCTTAGTAGCTATAATTGGACAAAAGCCATTCTTGATAAAACTAACAAATACAACTTAGATTATGTCTTTTCTTTTGAATCTGAAAAAGACTATCTTGCCTTTATCCTTGTTCACGAATAAATAATAATATGAAAATTAAAGAATTGTTTGAAAATACTACACAAAAGATGCCGCATGTATTTCTTGACATGGATGGTGTACAGGTGGATTTTGCTGGTGGAATACAAGATGCTATTGGAGTGTCACATAAAGAAGCTAAACAAAAAACTGAAGATGAAATTGAGCGTTTAGCACATAGTTCTCCTAAAGCAGTTTACGAATTCTTTGCTGAGCTTAAACAATTACCAGGTGGTAAAAAAATCACAGATTGGCTAAATAGTAATAACATTTCTTATACTATTTTAAGTGCGCCTCTAAGAGGCCCATACGCAAAATCTAGTATAATGGGTAAGCAAGCATGGTTACAAAAGTATACGCCAAACGCTGTTAAAGGTGCTATCTTTAAACATGACAAGCACGAACACGCACTAGACGGCGGCAGACCAAACATCTTGATTGATGATTATGGTAAAAAGATTAATGCATGGCAACAAGCTGGCGGTATTGGTATTAAGCATGAAGATGAATATGAAACACCTGATGCTGCGGAAAGAACTATAAAAAGATTAGAAAAAATCTTTTTCAACAAGGATAACAACAATGAGCAATGATGGCAATGATGTAATAAGAGATATCTTTAAAAAGATAAACGAGCTAAGTGTCGAGGATGATACTAAAATAAGCTTATACGACAGTTTTGATATTGAGCTTTCAGAAAGCTTTGTGATTGAAACTGGCGTAGTCGGGTTTACTGAAGATGGTATTATCGTTGAAGCTGATGAATCTATGCTTGAGTTTTTAGACTTTAATGGTGTGTTGTTAGAGTCTGAAGATTTAGATGAAGCAGAATATCAAGGCAGAAAAGTTCCTCTTGGCAAGCCAATGGCTGGAGATGTAGCCAAATCGAAGGTCTATGTCCGTAAGCCAAACGGCAAAGTAGTTAAAGTAAACTTTGGCGATAAAAACATGCGTATAAAAAAGTCTAATCCTGCTCGTAGAAAATCATTCAGAGCTAGACATAACTGTGATAATCCCGGGCCTCGCTGGAAAGCACGTTATTGGAGTTGCAGGGCTTGGTGATGTTACCTTTTATTATTGACTTATCATTCTAAAGTAAATATAATAACAACATGGCCAATCAACCCGGTAAAGACAATTTACGTTATGAAACTATTACTCACGAAGCCGACGACGGCTCAGGAGATTTAATTCTTCCTATTCCGCCTCATTTACTAAAACAAATGGGATGGAAAGAGGGTGATGAACTAGACATAGGCGTAGGAGAAGATGGCCGCATTTTTATTAAAAAGGTATATAAATGAGTCAACAAACTATTACATCACTTGAATCTATCAGTGCTCAGGGAATTTACACTACAGGTACCACGCTGTCTCCTTATACTATCAACACCGGTACGGCAGGGCAAACACTAAGTGCGGCAGGGCAAACACTAATGTGGAATGGTATTAACACAAGTTGGGATACTACTATTACAAGTAATAATCCATTACATGTTAAAGGTGATGCTGAAATTGAGGGTGATCTAAAAATAAAAGGTAAAAGTTTAGCAGACGCAATAGATAATATTGAAAAACGATTAGCTATTTTACACCCTAATAAAGACTTAGAAGAACGTTGGGAACAGTTAAAAGCACTAGGCGAACAGTATAGAGAACTTGAAAAAGATATCTTAGAGAAAGAAAAGATTTGGAACACAATTAAAAAATAGGAGCAATAAAAACCACTTATATGGCCAAAGAAGACAATACAGTAAAGCTAGAAGGAGACATAGTAGATGTTATGCCAAATGCTATGTTTAAAGTCAAGACTGAAATAGGACATACTATTCTCGCACACATATCTGGCAAGATGCGTCAGAATCAAATAAGAATTTTGATGGGTGACAAAGTTGAAATAGAATGCTCACCCTATGATTTGAATCGTGGAAGAATCACTAGACGAAAGTAACTTAATTCTCGCACAATCATAAATACTAGATTATGCGCGATATTATAAATTTATTAGAACAAAAGTCAAAACCTCAAGACATTGAGATAATCAAACGCAACTTTACTGATAGTGAAGTTAGTCCCGTTATGAGTAAAGATACCATAGAACTACACTATGGCAAACTTGCCCACGCTTATGCTACGCGATATAATGCTGGTGAAGGAGATCCTGAGTTTAATTTCGCAGGAGCATTTTTACATAACACGTTATTCACTCAGTATCGTGAAGTAAGAAACAACAATAAACCTAATGGTCCTGTGTTAAGTTTTATAAACAAACACTTTAAAAGTTATGAAAACTTTAAAGATGAGTTTTTGAAAGAAGCTATGACTATACAGGGATCAGGTTGGGCTTACTTGGCCTACGACGGCAAGATTAAAACAATCAAGAATCATGAAGTCAGAGATGATATATTGTTACTCATTGACTGGTGGGAACATGCATTTTTGTTGGACTATGGAACTGACAAAGAAAAGTACTTAAACGAACAGTGGAAGATTATCAACTGGAATGTGATATCTACCAGGTGGGGTAAGAGTTTATGACACATGATCAAGAACTAGCACAGTGGAAAAGAATAGCTGGTATAAAAGAAACTAAAGAACAATCAACTACAGAACAACTAAGTTATAAGATTGGATCACCAGAATGGTTTAATAGACCGGTAAATACTGACAGTTTCCCTCAAGGGTTTAGAGGAAGAGTAAAGAAAAGATGAGAGCTAAAGAGTTTTTAACAGAACAACAGTTATCAGATGTACATGATGCGCTAGATGTAGCAGCGTTATCGTTACCAAATACTTATATGATGCCAGAAATAAACAATAGTAATTTTTATGACATTTATCGTTTTGGTCTTGCGGTAGCAGCAGTGCGAGGTGAAAGCGGGAATGATAATGTACATGCGCATAAAACTCCAGAGTTTCGCGCTCAAAGTAAGTGGGGACCTAATTTAATAATAAGTAGCTTTGATCCCGATGTTAAACAAGTAATTCAACAAGCATTGAAAAAAGTTAATAAGAAGGGAATAAAAACAGTAAGTTCACAAGGTAGTGACGAAATGTTAGACACAAATAAAGGATCTCCAGTAAAAGGATTTAAAGGATATCCAAAGTGAGAGCAACAGATTTTATTACGGAAGCACCATTACAAAGCTATGACACCATGGGCGACTTTAATAAACCGGGGCCATTCAAAGGACCTGATAAGAAACTAGTGCCTCATCCTACAAATATCTTAAAGACACAAAGATTCTTAGAAAAGACTCCCTACGACTTTAGACTGTTCTTTAGCAACATATCGGGTACTGGTAAGTACTCTGAGTATGGCCCGGCTGATGCTGCTAAACTACAAGAAATCTTTGGCGATGAGCAAGCACAAAAAATAATCGCAGGTAGTGAAGATGCTATCACTGTAGTTTTCGTAGGAAATGCAGGTGATGCTAAAGTGCCAATGACCCCATGGATCATGGCTCACAGATTTGGTCATGCTATTCAAGCGGGTGTTCGTAAAAATACAGGATGGAGTACTTGGAAAGAAGCAGAAAAACATTTCTTTAATCAAGTTAACTCTATGCTGTATGAATACTATAATAAAGGCAGAGCATACGGTGGATCTGGTTCTATGAAATCAGACTTAACTCCAGAATACAATGCTCTGTTCAATGCTATCGGTACTCAGCGTAGTAGTAGAAACAATGAAATAAAAAGACCGTATGAATTCTTATATGAAATATTTGCTCAATACTTAGGCACCGGTAAAGTAACTTTTAAACCATTACCTGGTAATCTAGGTTATGGCAGAAAAGTATGGGGCAATCCTTCACAATACTTAAACATGAAACCTGAATATAAAAACAACGAAGACGCTAGAGAAGCAGCAGAAATATTAGGTAGAGACATGGAGTACATGTTTGATGATGTACTATCTAGTTCTGTTGGTAAAATCTTTGTGATGTAACAAGTGTCCTATTTTATTTAGGTATGATAAATACATCATACAGGACTAATATAAATGGCTATACAAGGTTTACAACAAATCAATATAGGGCTCCCTAATGAATCTACAGGCAGTGATTCACTATACGCTGCCTTCAATAAAACTAAAGACAATTTTACTAATTTATTTGCTAACGCTAGCCCTACGCCTTTAGCAGGTAACGGTATAGCAATAAGCAACGTAGCTAACGCTATTACTGTATCTGCTAACTTAGTAGCAGGTAATAACATTATACTTACTAACTCTAACGGAGCAATCATAATTGACTCGTTAGGTGGCAATGGGGGTGGTAATGGTACGATCACTGGAGTAATCGCCGGTACTGGTTTAACAGGCACCGGATACTTTGGAAATGTTACTTTAAACTTAGCAAGTTCAGGAGTAGCTGCTGCTCAATATACTAATCCCACAATAACAGTAGATGCAACAGGAAGAATAACAAGTGCGTCTACTAATGTTATTGCAGGTACTGTTACTAGCGTAGGCTTCATACCAGGAGCAGGAATTCAAATAAGCGGCGGCCCTATTACTTCTAATGGTAACATTACAGTTACGAATACGGGTGTTACAAGATTATCAGCCGGATCCGGAATAACATTAAGCGGTAGTACTGGCAATATTACTGTATCGGCTGCAAGTTCAGGTGCAGTTACTTCAGTAGGTATATCAAGTTCTCAATTAGTAGTTGCCAGCAGCCCGGTAACTTCAGCGGGAACTATTTCTGTTAACTTACCAAACAATGTTACTTTCTCTGGTAATATAGTAACTAGCAACATTGCTGCTAATAGTGTATCTATCACGAGAACTGCTAATGCAGTAGGTGCAGGTGCTACTGTAGGTGCTAGTTCAATCCTTACTGTTAGTTCTGCTTTTGGAAGCAGTGATCCTAATAGTCCAGCAAGCGCACAGGGTTTACGTGGTCGTATTACGGGTTCTAACTTAACTGGTAATAGCAACTATTTAACCGGTGTTACTGGACAATACTTAATTACTGGAACAAACGCAAGTAATTTTATAAAAGCCGGGGTGCTTGGTGTTGTGGGCGATCAAACAACTACTGCGGACGCTGCGGTTGTTGCTTATTTAGATGGTGACGGTGGTTTAACAACTGCTACTGCTGCTTATGGCGTAAGCATGAAAAATAGCACAGGTGGTTCAGGATTTGATTATGGTCTTGACTTACAATGGATCAATCTAGGACTAGTTGGACTGGATGTTCCATTTAAACAAGCAGATATTCGTTTTAATAATGGTGTTGAATTAATTGCTAACACCGCCAATGCTGTAAGTATAAATGCAAACGTTACAGTTGGAATGGTGGTAAAATCTACCGCAGCATTGTACTCTGCTTTGCCTTCAGCATCTACTGCAGGAGCAGGTAGTAGAGCATTTATTACAGATGGTAATTTAGTAGCAGCAGGAAATTTCGGAGCCATGGTTTCCGGAGGCGGGGCTAACAATGTTCCGGTATATAGTGATAGCACTAACTGGCGTATAGGATAAAAACAGGAAAATAAAATGAGCATATCAAGTATTAAAATAACAGCACTTAACAATATAGGAAACTCAATAGCTTATACTACATTAGTACCAGTAGTAAACATGACAGGTACACCTACAACAGAAAAAGCAAACTTACAAATACTAGGTAACTTGATTTTGAGTGGAGCAGGCGGCTCTTATTTTGCTGCTGCTGCCCAAGCTATCAATGCACAGACAGTAAGTAATGCTGCGCAACCTGCTATTACATCAGTAGGAACACTAGCAAATCTTACAGTAAGTGGATTATCAAATTTAGGACCTGTTAGTAATGTTACTATCACCGGCGGAACAGCAGGTTATGTTTTATCTACTAACGGCAGCGGAGCATTATCTTGGGCATCTCCCGGGGCAGGTGCGACCGGAGTAACAGGTGCGACCGGAGTAACAGGCGCCGCAGGTGCTACTGGAGTAACAGGCGCCACCGGGCCTACTGCTAATTTACTAGCATTAACAGATTTAATACCTGCAACTGATGACGCATCTGACCTAGGTAATACTACACATAGGTGGAGAGATTTATATCTAACAGGAAATACACTATATCTAGGTAATGCTACAATCACTGCTAACGGCAACAGTATTGTTATGGATAGTATTGAATTAACTGGCGGCAATATCGGTACTTTGGGAAACATTGCAAGTATAAATCTAAACGGTAGCAATGCTAATGTGTTGTACGGTAACGGAGTATTTGCGGCAGTAGCCGGCGGGGGCAACGGTACACCTGGTGGTTCTAATACACAAATACAGTTTAATGACAATGGTAATTTTGGTGCTAATTCTGGTTTTACATTTGACAGTGCTACCGGCAATATTGGCATCCCAGGAATTATTATTGGATCCAATACAATAGAATTTGACAACCGTGCTACTGGTAACGGTGCAGATATCAATCTATATTCAGCCGACGATATTACACTACAAGCCCGTGATCGTGATATAGGATCTACCAGTGAAGGTGGTGACATTAATATCTATGCAGGTGATAGTGCTGAAGATGGTGATTCTAGCGGCGGTGATGTTATCATTGAAGCCGGTCGTGGTGGCGCAGCCAATCTTGATTTTGGTGGTGATGGTGGATTCATTCGTATAGAGGCCGGTCGAGGCGGTAATGCCGTAGGTGCTAATTACTCTGCACAAAGCGGCGGTTCTCTTACACTTCGTGCAGGCGATGCCGGTAATAACAATGGCAATATTGACCTAGGTGATAGCGGTGGTGATGTATACATAGAAGCCGGTGATAGCACAGGTAATGGTGATCCTGGTGGCACTATCTATCTAACTTCAGGCGCCGCTGATGCTAGCGGATTGGCAGGTAGTGTTGTGATTCAAGCCGGCGGCACCTGGACATTTGACGGTAATGGAATAATTCAACTACCTAATAGCGGAACTATTGGTAATGAAGGCAACAACATTGATATTGGTAGCACTAGTGCTATCAGTCTTGAAGCATCTAGTGCAGTAAACATCTATACTGATACCAACGGCAATGCTTGGCAATGGCAATTTCAGGATGACGGTAACCTAACACTACCAGGTAATACTTTTGCAGTTAACTACGCTAACGGTACTCAAGTATCAATTGGTGGCGGTGGTGCTAATACAGGTAATGTAACATTCAATAATATTAATGTCATTGGCACAGGAAACTTAAAACTACAACCTGATTCGGCTAATGCTGGTGCATATTTAGATATCTTTTTAACCGCAGGTCCAGACATTCACATTGCCGGCAACGGTGAAACTGTTATTCTCGGTACTGATGACTTTGCTAATGTCGCTGTCAATGTTGATGGTAATGTGTCTATACAAGCCGGTGATGCCAATGGCACACATACTTGGACATTTGATACTACTGGCAACTTAACATTACCATTAGGCAGTATTGTTCATGAAACCAACATTCCAGACCAAGCACTTAGTGGTAGTGCTATTGCTTTAAAACCAATAGGTGGAACTACTGCCAATCAACAGTTATTAATATATCCAACTGCGAATGACGGTGACCATATACATATGACAAGTGGAAACTTGTATACAACCGAGTTGTTCTTAGGTAGTGATAACTTCTATGTTAAGTTAGCAAATACAGGTAATGTTGTCATCAACAGTAATGATGGTAATAGCAATACTGCTATGTGGACATTTGACACAACTGGTAATTTAATATTAGCAGGTGGCAACAGTGTGATTCAAAGTATCGCTAACAGTTCTTTGGATCCAAATAATGCAAATGTCAGCACAATGGTCTTTACACCGGATCAAAATTATACCTCACAATCATTAGTTATTGACCCAACTGGTCCAAGTCATATTCACTTACGAGCACCAGGTGCAAATATTGACGAACCAGATGCTAATATCTTCTTAGGTGGCGAAGATTCAAGTTTTGAAGTAGGTTACTATAACGGTGCCGCTCCTAACTTATTCGTTCACAGCGGCGGTAACACTTGGACATTTGATACTACTGGTATTCTAGCATTCCCGCGTGATACTGATCCTAATACTGCTGATCCTATCTTAACTATTGTCGGTGGTGCAAATCCTAGCATTAGTGCAATTGATGCAAATTTAGCAGGTCCTGCTAATCTTGGTATTTCGGCTCTTACTACTATATTCACTGGTTTCAATGGGGACGCAATTAAGATTTATCCTGATGATGGTGAAATTAGTTCAACAGCAAATCTTCAGATTTGGGCTAACTCAGGCGGCAATACTGAATACAGTTGGACATTTGACACAACTGGTAACTTAACACTACCAGGTAATCTAGTAATCAATGGTCTTACAAATGTATTTGGATCAAATGTTGCATTACTACAATCAAATAATGATGTACCATTACTATCAGTATCAAGTAGTAGTAACGGTGGTGTATCAAGTCTTTGGGTAGAAGATATTGGCAACGTCGGCACTAGTAATATAGCGGCAGTATATGCTAATCCTACTTCAGGATCAAAGATTGTTAGAATAGCAGTAGGACAAAATGGTGGTAACGCTGGACCTAATCTATGGGACTTTGGCACAGACGGTAGTTTAACATTACCTATTGGTGTATCAATTGATTATAACGGAAACGTTCAGTATCCTAAGATCATTGCTGACAGTGGAAAGTTATTCAGCGTTCAAGGACAAGGTAATAGTGGTTCTGCGGCACTAGCCTGGACTGTAAATCCTAATGCGGCATCTCAGTATGCGGCTGTCGCTGTTACCCGACTCGGCGGAGACGATCTTGCCAAGGTGGTCTTAACCGCACAAGCCAATTCAGGTGATAGTGCGAATGCAAAGATTTGGACATTTAATGAAGCCGGTGCATTGACATTGCCTCAAGGTAGCCAAATAAGTGAAACTGCTAATACTAGTGTTAATATCACAGCCAATGCTAATACATGGGCCTTTGGTGTAAATGGTACTCTAACAGTACCGGGCAGTCTTGTAACTCCTAACGGCGCCAATGCTGTCCTTGGCTTTACAACCGGTACAGCCGGGGCTCCGTTAACACTCACTGCTGGTACAGGCGGCGTTGCTGCAACTGGTTGGAATTCCGGAGCAGGCGGTGACCTAACAATCACTGCCGGTGATGCAGGTTCCAATATAGGTAATCAGAGTTGGGGAGAAGTAGGTGGAGACCTTACACTAAGAGGCGGAAATGCTACAGGACCATATATAGGTGGCAATGTCGCAATATATAGTGGTGCTGGTCCAACTGCTCCTGGCGCAATATCGCTAAACACCGGAACAAATCAATGGACATTTGGAGCAGACGGTACATTAACATTACCCGATATTGCTACTATTATTGCACCGTGGACAGACGACCTAACATTAACAGCACAAGTTGAATACAATATCTGCACTATACAAAATGCAGGTAGTGGATATACTAGTGGTACTCCATTACCAACTACGACAACAGGTGGTACTGGTACAGGAATGACTGTCAACTTTGGATATGGTATAAGTGGTCAGTTGGTTAGTGTTAGTGTAAGCAATCCTGGAACAGGTTATACCAACGGTGATGTTATCGGAGTAGATGGTGGTACTGGCACATTTGTAATAACCAAATATAATATTTCAGCAAATCAAGCCAATAATAATACTTTACCAACTGATTGGACATTTGGTACCGATGGCAACCTAACATTACCAACAGTTGGTAGTTTGATTGGTAATCTGATTGTACCCGGCTCTATTGTAGGCAGTGGTGCAAGTCCTGCTCCTACACTTAGTGGCTTCTCTAGTGTAAGCGCACTACAATTTACTAACGGTAACTCAAATGTTACTGTAAATGCTAATTCAAACTTGTGGACGTTTGATAGTACTGGTAACTTGATTATCCCAGGGTCATCGGGCGGATTCATCAAGACAGTAGCAAATGCTTCTATCGGTGTTGCAGCAGTTGATAATGGTACAAACAATCCAGCACAATTGTTGTCAATGACTAATGCAGGAGCTGCAACTAGTATCGTATCAGCATATGCTACTAATGCTACCATTCAAACTAATGCTACTGGTACACTCAATACTTGGGCGTTTGACAGTGCAGGTAACTTGACGCTACCGGGTAATGCAGTAGCAATTAAATTTGCTAATGGTTCAGCAGCATTTGGTAATATCGCCACTATCAACTTGAATGGAAACACAAGTCAGGTACTGTTAGGCGACGGTGCATTCGCTGCTATTCCATCATCATCTATCATCGCTAACGGTAACAGTAATGTTTCTATCGCAACAGCAAACGGTAATGTTATTATAAACGCAGTTGGTAATACAACTATGACAGTCACTGGCACCGGTGCTAATGTTACTGGTACATTGACTTCAACAGGTAAGATTGGTTATGCATCAGGTTCAACTGTTACTCAAGCTACAAATAGAGGCACCGGGGTAACTATCAATGCTATAGCAGGAACTATTATAACAACTAGTGCTGCTATGGTGGCAACCGAAATTGATACATTCTCTGTCACAAATAGTTCAGTGGATCCTAATAATGATATTGTATTAGCACAAATAGTTAGTCCTAACCAAGGAACATATAACTGTATTGCAAACCCTGCTGTTATCGGTGGATTCAACCCTGGATTCTTTTTAAACATTGTAAACATCAGTGGTTTTACAACTAGTGATGAGACAATCACTATAAGATTTATGGTTATCAAGGCACCAAACGCATAATCATAATACAAGAAAGCCCCCTTTCGGGGGCTTTCTAATTACTCTTTCGGAAGTGAATCTACTTCTTCAAGCAAGGTCTGAACCTCAGTAAATGGTATTAAATTAACAACCAATGCTAAAAACTATTTGTTTACTGAAGTCGGCGTTACTCAAAGTCCTGTGCTAACAGTGGATACATTACCATCCGGTCAATTTGCAGTAGCAGGATTTAGAGCATTTGTCAGTGACGCTAACTTAGCACCGGTAGGAAACTTTGGTGCAATTGTAGGTAACAGCGGTTCAAATACTGTATGTGTTTGGTGTGATGGTACTAACTGGCGTATAGGTTAACAATCCATAAAAGCCCGTAAAATTATAATACATACTAAACCTGCTATAAATATTATTACTTTATAGCAGGTTTTTTAATGACTCAAAAATTTACATTTCACATATTAGGTTTACCGCACACCGTATCAAGCAAAGAATACTCTGCTTGCGCATATACGCAAAAAGTTGTTAAGTTTGGCAAAATGATGAAAGCCAGAGGACATACAATTATTCATTATGGTCACGAAGATTCTGATCTTATATGTGATGAACATGTTACCGTTATTACTAACAAAGACTTAGAAATAGCATATGGTAATTATGATTGGCGTAATAACTTTTTCAAGTTTAATACCGGAGATCATGCGTATCAAACTTTTTATAAGAACGCAATCATAGAAGTTGGTAAAAGAAAACAAAAACATGACTTTATCTTACCATTTTGGGGATCAGGTGTAAGACCAGTGTGTGACGCACATCCTGACTTGATCACAGTAGAGCCGGGAATTGGTTATGCCGGTGGACATTGGGCTCGTTGGAAAGTATTTGAAAGCTATGCTATCTATCACGCTTACTGCGGATTAGACAATGTGGGCACTTGTAAACAAGACTGGTATGATTGTGTAATTCCAAACTACTTTGATCCCGATGATTTTACTTTTCAAGAAAAGAAAGAAGACTATTTCTTGTTTCTAGGTAGAGTATATTCTGGTAAAGGTATTAATATTGCTATTCAAGCTACTGCCGCAGCTAATCAGAAACTTGTTATCGCAGGACAAAATCCCGATAATACAAAGTTTCCTCCCCATGTAGAATTTGTAGGATACGCAGATACCGAGAAAAGAAAAAAACTAATGGCTGGTGCTAAAGGCGCATTTGTACCATCAATGTATGTAGAACCGTTTGGCGGGGTACAGATAGAAATGCTGCTTTCAGGTACACCTACTATCACAACAGACTGGGGTTCGTTTACTGAAAACAACATACACGGATTAACAGGGTATCGTTGTCGCACATTTGATCAGTTTGTTCATGCTACAGAAAACATACACTTGATCAATCCAAAGAATTGCAGACAATGGGCTGAGAATTTTACACTTGATAAAGTAGCACCCATGTATGAAGAATATTTTCAAAATGTGTTAGATGTACATACTGATAAAGGATGGTATCAAAGACATGAAAGAGATAACTTAAACTGGTTTAAAAAAGATATTCCTACAGGAAATTAATTATGTCACACACCGATCACGAATTTGAAATAGATTATTGGGGCAATTGCGCTAATACTTTTGATGAAGAGCAAAAGCATTATGTATACGCAAAATTTATGGGAATACACATTGCAGGATATTCATTTGACGCAGGAAAAAAACGTATACTGGATATCGGGGGCGGACCAGTATCAATGTTATTAAAATGCAATAACCTAGTAGAGGGAAAAGTATGTGACCCTATAGATTATCCAAATTGGACTAAAGAAAGATACAGTATCCATAACATAAGTGTTAATGTTGTTTCGGGGGAAGAAATTGACGAAACAGATTGGGACGAAGTTTGGATATATAACTGCTTACAGCAC